CTTGGGTTCAGTGTTTTGAATGTATAAGTAACGAACTTTGCGGCTTTAAATTGCAATTACAAGTATGATTAGAAAAATTAAAGTTACGGATTATCCACGTTTGATGGAAATTTGGGAAAGTGCAGTATTGAGTACACATGATTTTCTTAAAGAGGAAGATTTTCTATATTATAAGGAACGACTTCCGGTATATTTTCAGTATGTTAATCTATTCGGATTTGAACAAGAGGGAATCTTAATCGGATTTATGGGAATTGCAGAAGGAAATCTTGAAATGTTATTTATTGACAATAAGTATCGAGGCGCAGGAATCGGAAAAAAATTAATAACTTATGCCATAGATAATTTGCAAGTAACTAAAGTTGATGTGAATGAGCAAAATGTTCAAGCTGTCGGTTTTTATGAATATATGGGTTTTAACATATATAAAAGGTCGAATTTGGACGGAGAAGGTAAGGAATATCCTATTTTACACATGCAGTTGTAGTCTCTGTTCAATTATAAACAGATGCTTAGTATAGGTACCTTTAATTGAAGATGAATGTTACATTTGAATAAAATGATTGGTTAAAAAATCATTGTAGAGTTTGAATGGGCACATCTATCGCCTACTTAAACTCTGTTTTAAATGAAGTGAAGAAAAAGAAAAAAGCTCTGAATTTCTTGAATTTCAGAGCTTTGCTTTAATTTACTATTTGCTTTCGCGGTGCGTACGGGACTACCAACAAAGATAATGACATCTGATAATCAACATAATACATTGTTAATTACTACCATTGGTATCATTGTAGTATCATAAAAATGACTTAACCACGCCGATAACCCGTTTTATTTCTTTTATCTTTTTCTTATTTAACTCTTGCCCGTTTCCATATTGCGGCTCCCGGTTTGCCGCAACCATCAATATTTTTGTAGGTTCCACCTTCGACACATAACGGAAGAAGACTGAATCATCAGGCATGTATATCGCGTAGACCTGACCGCAAATAAGCTCACTTTCCGGCTCTTGACTTACTGCGATCATATTCCCTTGTTCTATTACTGGAAACATTGCATTATCACGCGCTATCTCGATATTTACATTTTTATTTCCAAGCAACTCTGAAAAGAAAACCATCCCCTGCTTTAACATATCGCCTCTTCCAGTACATAGCCATTCTACGTTCAACTGTGGAAATGGTGATAGAATCTTTGCGATCATATCACTTCCAATACTTCCGTTGCTTTTTTTGGAGTTAGCGATATAGCCATTGGATAGCCCGCACTTTTCTTCAAATGCCTTTGCATTTTTAACCTCACCTTCGGATTTTTTCAAATACTCGATGAATTGAAGCAACCTATCAATAGCTCTTTCCATATTACTTTTCTATTTGTTTTTTGAGTTTATCCACCTCTTGACGTAGAGCATTTATCTCGGAATCCTTCTCTGCAATTATCTTATTGTAGTTATTAGTGGTTTGCATGAACATTTCAAAAGGAATAGTTGCACCTTCTTCTTTCGTGGATTCTAAAGTATCACTTTCAGGAGCTTTTTCAGGATTAAACATACTGCCTTCTCCTGTTATAAGCCATATTACGTTGAGTTTAGGAAAAACTCTCATTATTGTAGCGAGCTTATCTGCACCAAAATCGCCTTTCAGCCCGGTTAGATAGCCGGATGCCCAACCACACATTTGAGCGCACTTATATTGTGAAACTTCTATGCGATTCAAGAACTCCAAAAAACGCGACTTTGAATTTTCCTTCTTTTCTTCCATTTTTAAACTTAAATATTGAGTGATAAATAGCTATTAGACAGCATTTTAAACCTAAACATGTTAAACAACATATTTTTTCACTCAATATTTTGAGTGAAAATACTTGCACCACTCAATATCTTGAAGTATCTTCGCACCGTTGTTAGTAAAGAACAACAGACAAAAGGATATAAGAATGGCTGGCAGCTATCAATAGCTACTATACATATTCCAAAAACAAAGATAGCTGTTAGCTTTCTTATTTCCAAATAAAATCCTGTAAAAACAAAGTGAAATATGAAAGTAACAGTTGAAGATATTAAGAAGATTCCCACAAACGGAGTATTACAAGTTAAGTTGGAAAATAATGCAGCTTGTGTATCTGCCCGCAACACTGTACAGTATGTGAAAAACGTACATCCGAGAGAAGACGGAAAAACCTACTCCGTTAGCACGGACTGGAAGACGCATACAGTAACTATCAAGGTGGTAGACCCATGACTCGGACAGAGGCAAGAATGGTAGCGGAAGAACTCTACAAACTTATCCATAAAGACGTGAAAAACATAGTTTCCCAAACGGTGAAAGAAGAAACCGAAGAGTGGATAGGCGCGAAAGAAGCCGCAAAGGTATTAGGCTGGTCGGTTGGCACATTATACAATCGAATCGAAGAGATACCCCACACCAAACTCAACAACAGATTACGCTTCAAAAAATCAGCACTGTTACAATACCTCAATAGATAGCAAGGATGGTGTGGCTTGACCGCCTATCCATCCACCAACTAAACCGATGATAGTATTCGGGATGCGCGAAACCTGCTTAGTGGTCTGTATCCGGCTACACTCTTGGAGAAATTGCCCGGCGCATAGCCTCACCTGTGATGTTGCAGGATTTACATAGAGGAAAGTGAGATAAACGCCCAAAGCAGTAGGAAGAGACTTGTCCTTCCGAGGCAGCGTGAAAAAGTAGAATGATTCACTAAAGAATCTATCTGCCTAAAATGACAATAAAGGTGAAGTACTACCATGAGCAGAACAACATATACCCCCTACCGCACAATTCGGTGTAATAACGTTGGGTCGTTGAGGGGGAGCCAATCAACACTAAAAGCCATGAAAGAGCTAATTTTATCAAAAGAAACCATGAGTTCTATTGAAATTGCAGAACTCACGAGCAAACAGCATTCTAATGTAATGCGTGACATACGTAACCTGTTAGAACAAGGCGTTAGCCAAATCAATTTTGAATTGGCGGAATATTCGGATAATCAAGGAAAGCCAAGACCATGTTACAATCTAACAAAGAAAGGTTGCCTTATTCTCGCTTCCGGTTATGATGCGAAACTTCGCGAAAAAATTATTGACCGTTGGGAAGAACTGGAAACCCAATCTCGTCACGGTTTTCAGGTGCCTTCTTCATTTAGCGAGGCTTTAATGCTTGCCGCAGAACAACAAAAACAAATTGAGATACAACAAAATCAGTTATCTGCACAAGCTCCTAAAGTTCTTTTTGCGGATGCCGTTGTAGCCTCTGAAAACAGCATTTTAATTGGTCGTCTTGCCAATGTTCTCAAACAGAATGGCATTGAAATCGGTCAAAACAGACTTTTTAAATGGTTGCGCGACAATGGATACCTCTGTAAATGTGGGGAGAAATACAATCAGCCTACCCAAATGGCAATGGAACTGGAACTTTTTGAAGTAAGTTATGGCTCTATTGTACGCGCTGATAAAAGTATCAATACGATAACAACTAAAGTTACCGGGAAAGGACAAATATACTTTATAAATAAATTCTTGAAGAAATGAAAAAGATCACAGAAATGACCGAGCAAGAAATTCTTGCATTGACGGAGGAAGACGTACAAAAGATAATTAAACTCCGCATGATGGAAGAAGGAATTAAAATCATGGATAAGCCAAAAGTTCCTGAATTATTTGAAATAGCACCTGCGGACGTACAGATTTTCACCATTCCCATTCTTGATGGATTTGCTTTTACGGATATGGAAGAAGTGACAAAAGTTGCTGAAGTTCTACAAAATGTAAATTCACTCCGTAAAGTGGATTACGATTGGAATAAGTTAGGTAGTGATTATAAATACCTTACAAAAAAAGAACGATATGCTTTCAGGGGTGATTCAGATTTTGATGTACAATCCGGTTGGGTGTATTCCAGTGAACTATATGCTAAAATAGCAGACTTCGCAGTGCAAAACAAGGCTATGAAAGAACAAGCCGAAAAAGACAAAAAAGAATATGAGTCGCAGTTACAAGAAGCATCTGGCATCACCACCGAAATACGTGAACGAGTTTCAGAAGTTCGTAGTAAGTACATGCGATTAAATGACCTCACAAGAAGATTCGCTATTGACTATTTTCCTCTTTCTGACAATAACGAAGATATGGCAATTAAGTTTATGACGAAAGCATATTCTCTCACAGAAGAAGAGAAAGAATATGTTCTTTCAAGCTACAAAGAACAATTAACCACACATGATAATTAGCTTTTAATTAAAAGCTGCCGGACTCCTTGCTTGTGAAAGTAGGGAGTTTTTTATTTAGAAATCTCAAATAATCAATATATGAGTAAATTCAAAGATACAATTTATGACCTTCCCAACGAGGAATACCACCGGGGAGAACGGTTTAAAGACTTCCTTAGTAGTACACAAATCAAGGACTACTTGGTATCCCCAAAATTCGCCCGGTTCAAAGCACTTCATCCTGAAATGTTCGAGATAGGTGTTGAAGCTGCCGAGAAAGGCTCTTTATACCATGATGCAATGGAAAGCATTGTGAATACAGGATCACTTGATAAATGGAGAGATAACTTGTTAGTTTTCCAGCCGCCGATCAACGAACGAACCGGATTCCCTTATGGACGCGAAACTCAAAAATATAGAGACGCACTCGCAGAAGCCGTTGCCGCAAATCCCGGAAAAAGCCTAACAAGCAGTGCTGACGTTCAGTTAGTTGAAACAATGGTATATGAATTATTGAATTGCTGCCGGGAAACTTCCAAACAAATAAAGCAAATATTGAGCTTTAAACAGACAAAAGCTGAAGTCAGTCACTTTGTTGAGTATAAAGGCTGCAAATTTAAGTACCGTCCGGACGTTGAGACTGCAAAAAAGATCATAGACTGGAAAACGGTTGCAGTGGATGATTTGCACGAAGATACGGTTAATCGAGTTATTGCCAAATTCCATTACGGAATATCTGCCGCCTTCTATCAGTTTATGGAGCACGAACGTACAGGCATATGGAAAGAGTTCTATTGGGTAATGCAGCAAAAGACTGCCCCTTATGATGCTGTATTCGTCAGTGCTGCCAACTGGGCTTATCACATGGAAGACGGTATTGTCAAAATGGGATCAAGTGCTCTTCTTTTTATGAAGTTACTTGAACAACATGTGTACTGTACTCAACAGAATGATTTTGATGGAGCACAAGTCTTTATTCAGCCCGGATTCAAAGGGCGTAGGATTATGATACCTGATACCCCTTCATTCGAGAAAAACAGATTGTTTAATTTTTATAATAACGAAAATCAATGAAACCAAGTGAACAACAAGGTAATTTAAACATGGGACAATCAGCCCCACAACCACAAGCGGCTCCTGAACAACCAGCACCGCAAGTTCCGGTCGTAACCCCAACAGCTCCACCAGCTTTCCCACAACAACTTAGTGGACTGGAAAAATGCTTTATATCTCCAAAGAAGGCGTTTTTAGCAGCCGGAGGTACTGAACAGCAGTTTGCACGTGAAGTAAACTTCGCTATGCAAGCAATGTTGAACAACACGTATCTGATTGATTGTGCAAAAGCATATCCCGACCACTTGATTGAAGCGATTAAGAACGTATCTCTTACGGGCTTATCTCTCAATCCTGAATTGAAGTTGGGCTATCTTGTACCATACAAGGGAAAAGTTAAGTTTCAAGCCTCGTACATGGGTAAGGTTGATATTCTCATTCGTACCGGAGTCGTAAAAGATATATATGCTGACTTGGTTTATACCAATGACAAGTTTAGCATGACGAAAGGTACAGGTGGAAAATTGATTCACGAACCGGACGTTTTCGGAGAGCGCGGTGACCTCATGGGAGGCTACTATTACGCAGTTCTAACCTCCGGTGCCGAGAAGTACGATGCTATGCCTAAATCTCGCATAGAGGAAATAAAAAGTCGTTCCGAGGCAGTCAAAAAAGGAAAGCAGTCTCCGTGGGACACCGACTTCGAGGAAATGGCACGCAAGACCGTAGTAAACTGGGCTTTCAAGTTCCTTCCGAAAACAGGTATTTCAGATTCTATGATTAAAGTTCTCGAAGTAGAAAGTCAGTTGGACGATGAAATGTTCGAGGACTGGCGTAAATCACAAAGTCAAAAGCCGGATGATTTTGAAGAAGAAGACACTCCATACGCCGAAGAAGTAAAATAATTCATTCACAATTAAATATATAGTTTATGAAACAGATTGTAGACGTACCGGAAGGGTACATGATTAAAATTGTAAAAACAGATGTAGAACCTAAAAACTCAAATGCATTTTCTGATAATCAGTTTGAGTTTAATGGTGTAGTTTTCAAACGTGGAGATGTTATCATCAGAAATGATGGTACCATGGGGATATTGGAAAGCATACAAAAGCGTAACTATTCTCCCATGCCTTTCCTCCCACCAACAGATGTAGATGTTCCAGTAGTTTATGCCGCATTTGTTCCTTCTAATAAAAAAGGGGAACGAGTATTTATCAACATAGATGAAGCTCATCATGGAATTGGAACAATGAAAGGTTATCGACATGCCACTGACGAAGAAAAAAGCAATATGCTTAAAGCTATGCAAGAGGAAAAACATTTCTCTTATGATTTTCTTCAAAATGATTTTAAGTATATCCCGACTGTTGGTGACCTATGTATTTTTTGGGACAATGGCAGCGAAAGTGAAGCTCTAATTGCAGAACTTACCAGTACTGATAACAGTGATGATTATCCTTTCCTATCAAGTACCGGGAGTGGCTACGAAAAATGTGTGAAATTCATTTCAGATAATCAATACAAAACAATCCTCAATGAAGAAGAATAAGGCAAAAGCACAAAAAGAAGTTGTACGTAATGTACAGCTTCTTACTTCCCGCCCAAAAGGAATGAGCTATGATAATTATAAGGAATCTCGCACCGCCCAAAACAAATGGGTTAAAAAACGTTTGCAAGGATTTATTTGCTACGTAGCTTCTGAATTAGTTGTCATTGACAAAAACGGAGTACAACGTTTATTCAATCCTAAAACTGATAGCCAGTTGAGGACTTTTGTTCGCAAAAATCCGACACCGTTTGTCGGCTCTGCAAGATACGACTTAAAACCACTTTAATAATATATCAAGTTATGGAAAAAGAATTATTTAAAAACAAAGAACCTCTTGCAAGATTACAGATGTTGCAAGACAACTGTGCGGCTATTGAAAAAATAACCTATCCGCATCAATTTTCCGAAGAGGAAATGGAAGCAAGAAAAACGTCTCTTGCCAATTTGGATATAGAAATGTCTGAACTGGAAGCCGAGAAAAAGGCTGTACAAGATCGTATCAAAGAGAAGATGAAACCTATTACCAAACATCGTGGAAAACTCATTGACGACATCAAGCGTAAATACGAAGATGTAACAGATGAATGTTACAAATTCCTTGACCGTGAAACCCGTACCGCTTGCTATTACAATGGCAATGGTGATTTGGTAAGAGAGCGTCCAATGGAGGCACAAGAAATGCAAAAGACAATCCAAGAGGATTTGGCTGCAACAGGAACAGATTATTAATCATTTTAATTTTTAAACAACAATGGAAAACGAAAAGATGCAAATCAATCTTGCTCCCGGCATGGAGAGCGCAACAATTAAAGTTATAGAACTGGATAAGGAGAATGTTCTTCCGGTACTGGAGCCTTTGAAAGTCGGTTTGAATGGTACGATTGGGAGTGTTGCCGAGTTTCTGACAAAGAGAAAGTCTGAACCGGAACAGATCAATCAGAAACGTTGCCATATTCTTGTGGATAGAGAGAAAATGACAATCATTCTCATTACAAATGAAACAGACGGACGCAATAAAGCAGAAGTTAAAGGTGCATTGGCTATGTATCCGAAGTTTGTTGAGTTTGGTATCAATACCGACAAAACGTGGGAACCAGCACAGCTTTCTCGTTTTATCAAAATGAATCGAGCCTTCTTCACCGACGTTACCTACAATATGGAGCTTGTTTCTATCTTAAAGAACTTCAAAGCAAGTGTAGAGTCTAAGATGGAAAAGAACAAGGAGGACAACGGTAGCCGGACTGACAATTACAGTCAGGTAGTAAACTCAAATCTTCCGGCGGCTTTTAACCTTAATATTCCTATTTTCAAAGGACGTTCCGCAGAAGTGATTGAAGTAGAAATCATCGCTGATGTTGATGGTAGAAATATTCGTCTTTCACTTTGTTCTCCCGGTGCCGAGGTCGTAATTGAACAAGAGCGAAACAAGGCTATTGACGAACAGTTGAAAATCATCCGCGAACTGGCTCCTGAAATTGCAATCATTGAACAATAATGTGCTCTATGGACTATAAACAACGAAGAGAAAGCATCTTATCCGATTTCGCTAAAGCAAAAACGGATTTGGAGAATCTAAATGCTGAAATTCAGGCAGAGATGGATGATAATGTGGCTCAAATGCAGAATTTAGCAGCTAAGAACAAGGAACTTCAATCTCTGAAAACTGACAATGACAGTTCAATCAAGACATTCTCAAAATTCCTCAAATAATAACTAATCCGCTATCGTAAGGAATGGCGTTGGGTGAAAGACCCATTATTTGATTAATAATAGCATCTCCCGGTGTGGCTTGATAACCTATCCGGGAACTTTTATATATACCTATGGAAATAAAAAAACAAAAGAATTTCAAGAATGGAGTTGTGTATTGCCTCCAACTTGAAGATGGCATGTTAGTAGAAACTACTGATACCTTTCTCCCATTTTATACAAAAGATGCGATAGGAAGAAAACAAAACTCTTTGGATAATTCCAATTTAGGTAATCGTTCAGAACGATGGATGATCGGAGTATCTACAATGAGCGGTTGCCCTGTGAGATGCAAATTTTGTGCAACTGGGAATATGAAGAAATATCGGAATCTAACAGCCGATGAAATTGTAGGACAAGTATTTTTTGCTATAAAGAAGGCTGGTTTTAATCCTGAAAGTGCTAAAGAGTTTAAAATAAACTATACTCGAATGGGGGAACCTTTTTTGAATATAGAGGCTGTAAAAGAAGCTATTGAACGTATATCGAAGGTGTACCCCAATACTCACCATTACGTTTCTACGATTGGTATTAAAGGTAGCGACTTTTCTTTTGTGAAAGGGAACGTGACGTTACAAATTAGCTTGCACAGTTTTGATGAACAAAAACGGAATTGGCTTATCCCATATCCCCCAAAGATGTCTATTGAAGAACTTGGTCGAATACGGACTGAAAGTAATCTAAAAACGACTATTAATCTTACACTTGTAGATGAATCTGATTTTAATGCCGAGCTACTTCAGAAATATTTCGATAAAAAGCATTTCTTCATAAAACTATCTCCCATAAACCCTAATAATATTTCTGAAAAGAATCATTTGGGAGAAGGTATTATTGAAGGTGTGAATTTAGTATAAACAATTAATTTACAAAGTTATGAAGGAAATTAAGGAACAGTTAGAAAATTTAGGGTATGACTATGCTGTGGCAATAGCTACAAAGTCAGAGATTGAAAATGGTGCCGCTTGCGGTCAGCTTGCGATTATCGCTGAAGGATAATAGAAATCCCGGTGTCCATTGGTTTGGTATCCGGGAACATAAGGGCGGTTGTGTTATCGTGGGCTGAAACTACGGTGAGGTGCACCAATAATCCGTGAGGCTGGTTCGACTCCGGCACCGTCCACATGAAAGTGAGCAACACTAAAACTGCATTGAGATTGTCTATATTGCCCGAAGAAATACTTCGGGACTTTTCATTTGGACTATTTGCCATAAATATACACTTAAAAATTAATTTGTTTAATCTTCAGGTAGTTCGCTTGTGAAAGTAGGCTACCTACTTTTTATGATCCATGAAAAAGAAACTATTCACTAAAGCTGATTTGCAACATATACAATCTGAATTAGAATTTGCCGAACAAATAAGGTTATCTAATTACAGAAAAAGCAAATCACTCCGAGAAGCCAATAAAGCCCGTTTATCACAAATAATAATCAATAAAATAAAAGATGGAGAAAAAGACTAAAATCATAGCTATTGACCCCGGAGAAAATGGAGGTATTGCTATTTATTCAACAGAATTATCTTCTGTAACAGATGTTATAAAAATGCCCTCTACACCTCAAGATGTTCTTTCATATCTCACGGTAAATAAGGAAAATGCTATTTGTTATCTTGAAAAAGTAGGTGGTATGCCAGGACAAAGCGGCTCTGCCATGTTTAACTTTGGGAAAGGTTATGGACACTTGGAAATGGCTTTGCTTGCTCTTCAAATACCGACTGTTACTATTACTCCACAGTCATGGCAAAAAGCGTTGCAACTTGGCACTCGTGGCAAAGAAATGAGTAAAACAGAATGGAAGAACAAATTGAAAGCAAAAGCTCAACAACTTTTCCCATATATAAAAAAAATAACTCTTGCTATAAGCGATGCTCTTCTAATTTGCGAATATGCAAGAATCAAAGAGAAACTATAATATAAGAATCATGGAAACAAAGAAATGTCCCAAATGCGGAAGAGAACTTCCGGTAAGCGAATTTTGGAAAAATGCTTCAAAAGAAGACGGATTGCAAGATTATTGCAAGGATTGTGGTAAGGAATATTTCAGAAAGAGAAGTAAGCCTTCAACTAACAATTTGAAGAAAGTATTTACCAATCCTGACTTAGCAAAATTTACTCCACGGCAGCTTATTGATGAACTAAAAGCGCGTGGCTATACAGGAGAGCTACAATATACACAAAAAATCACTCTGTAATGGAAAAGGATTTAGTACAAAAGGCAGAGGATTATGCGAAAACATATCCTGATTGTCAAGAGGTAGCCAAACAATCATGGCTTGCTGGTTACGATGCAGGAAAAAGAAGTAAATCTCGTAAAAAGGAACTTGATTTATCATTTGTCCCGGCAGACTTTCTTCCTATTGTAGAAAGATGGGCGAAGTATAAACAAGAACGAAAACAGGCGTACACCCAATCAGGGATAGAAGCATGTTATCATAAACTACTCGAATTGTCAAACACCAATCCCAATATTGCAATGTCGGTCATAGAACAATCTATTGCAAATAACTGGGCTGGCTTATTTGAACTAAAAAATGGAACAGGAACACAACTTAGTATTAGCCAAAACCAATCTCCCGGCAACCGCAAAGAAAGCGTTGAAAGACTTGCTGACCTCTCCGAAGGCGTATTACAGGGGTTTGCAAAAATCCTCGATTAAAAACGTTTTAACTGATACACCGGAATTACCGATCTCTGAACTATCTACAATTAAATATGGTGATATAAACGCAGCACAGGCTATTGTTGCAATAGCCATCTCTGAAGTTGTTCAGTTTTTCAATGTTGGGAAAACGATGAATGATATTCAAGTAGCAATTACATCAGACTTGATTATAGACAGATTCTATTATCTCAAACTGGAAGAGATCAAATACTGCTTTCACAGGGCAATGTGTTCCGGCAAAGTGTACGATAGACTGGACGGAAACATAATCATTGGTTGGTTGAATGAATATGATGCGGAACGTGACGAGTTCTGTTCACTTAATATCATAAACGAAAATAAGTCTCATAAAGCTGAAGATAATTCTTCAATTAGTTGTCCTTATGATGAATTTTGGGACAATCAGCATAAACTTGCTGAAGCCGGAGATGAAGAGGCTATTGAGCGAGTAAAGTTCCATGAAGACCTCATTAGGAAAATGAGAGAAAAAAAGTCTTTTGTCAGCCAACCATTTATTGTCCGTCAAATAGAAAAAGAAGAGAATAAATAATTAACATTTTAATAATCAATAAATTATGAAAGCTATTGAAATTAAACAAGAAAATGTAACCGAAGCGTTTAAGTCTGCTGACGGTTGCGAAGTTGCTATCAACATTCTTACAAATCTTTTCGGTAAACAGAAGCCGGATTACACTGATTTTCACAACATTAAAACCTATGAAGATGCTTGTGAAGCACTTGGTGTCAGACCTATTTCTCGCCTGCTTATTGAGTATGGGGACGGACAGAAGGAAGAAGTGATTGACATTGCACATATCGCGTACATGAAGCTCTGTACAATCGCTCGTGCACTGAATAATGACTCGGAGTTTCCTCGATTCACTGAAAACGAACGCCGTTGGTTCCCGTGGTATTATCTGTATTCACAAGCGGAGATTGACAACATGGACGAAGAAAGACGCAAAGTGCTGGTCTTTTGGGGCGGTGCTGCGACTTCCGGTGCGTACTGCGGCTTGGCGTCTGCGAACTCGGTGTACGCTTGGTCGCGCTCGCTTGCGGCTGTCGGCTCTCGCCTTGCTGTAAAATCAGAGGAAATAGCCGAATACTTTGGAAATCAGTTCAAAGAATTATGGAGAGATTTTCTGATCGGAAAAAGATAAAAAACATGTCTAACCAATGGCTGCGGCGTTAGTTGCAGCCATTTTTGTTTCTGATAGTATGGACAAAATAAAAACATACGTGATAACTCTTTCACCTTTCTTCTTGAAAGGACACCCAAAAGTTGGAAAACCAACTCGATTTCGGTGTAAATTTCTCATGGGAAGAAATTTTAATGATGCTTGTATGTGGGACTGCTCTTTTGATGGGAAAGAAAATACCCGGAGAAGTTGTTCTCGAAATGCAATAGTTGAAAACGGAATACCGTGGAATTTCCCAAAGATTCATACGATACGCACAAACTACAAATTATGGGAGAAGCGTATCCGTGAAGTGCAAGAAGGAAATGCGGTGTTATCTATTCGACAATGGTCAGGGAAACCCTACCGGAGTAAGCAAACGACAATTCTTAACCTAACAAAAGATGATGGCGTTGGAATACAGCCATTGAAGATTACAAGATTCGTTGATAAGTTGGACAACAAAGAGTGTGTAGCTATATCTGTTGATGGCAAGATAAAAGTAAATCTTACTCTGGAAGAAATTGCACATAATGATGGATTATCCTTTGAAGATTGGGCGGAATGGTTCAAAGGCTCCGATACTTCACAAGATATGGCTATCATTCATTTTACATCTTTCAGGTATGAATAAGAGCATTTATATCAGTTTGCCAATAACGGGTATTCCACACCAAAATGTTAAGCGTAAATCAGACCTGATAAAAAAGGCTCTCAAACAAAAAGGATACATACCTATCTCCCCGTTAGAAATCTCACCGGAACCGGACAAGCCAATATCATACTACATGGGACGTGATATTATGACATTACTGGAATGTCAAGCGGTTTTCTTTTGCCGTGGCTGGGAGAAATCTAACGGATGCTTATTGGAATACCATGCCGCACAAATTTATGGATTAGAACTAATATTTGAGGAAGGTACGGAAAAGTCACTCGAAAAGGTACAAAATGCTTTTTGTTCCCATTGTGGTTCTGCAAGCGTTTGTAACCGACATACTCAATTAAGAGGCGGATGCCAGTCATTGTTATCATTCACATTTAAAGTAGAAGAAGCATTATGGAACAAATAATTAAACTAATTGCCGGGCTATTCATATTATTCATAGCTCTTTCCGGCGTGGACATTTCTTTTAGACCACTGAAATTCAGTCTGGACAATCCAATCTTCGGTGTCGGGGCAATTATCATGCTTATAGGATTTTCTATTTGCATTGGCGCGTCCCAATGGCGTGCAGTTGAAAATCACAAAGAGAAAACTGGATATTACAAAGGCTATGAGAATGGGGCTGAAGACGCTTTTCGATTGGTGAAAGAGAAATCACAAAAACAAGAAGAAAATGAAGAAATACAGAATTAAGGCAGTACAATGCTATGTTGTTGGAGCCGATAAATATGGCTGTGAAGATTTATATGTCATTCCTAAGTATAAAGTACAAGTCAAAGTACTTTTTGTGTGGCTGACTGTAAAATCCTTTGTAGATATGGATACTGATTATGCGAAGAATTGTGCTAACGAACTTATCGAAAACCTCAAAGAGGGTATTTAGACATGCAAATCTCGAAACTTGATGATTATTTCATACCTACAATAAAACTCCAAAATGGGGAATTTAAGGTGTGGATTCTCAATTATAAAATCACTTTTTATGATAAGAAAAGACGAATTTCCTTTTTCTCTTGGAGGCTTAGGCTGGCAAGAAGAATACAAAGGCTTTGATATTGTTGTACATGTTCAAAAGCACAAAGGCATATCCGCCTATGCCTTTTCTTCTGAAAAACGTATCGTTTGGCAAGAATCAAGAACCTTTGGGGATAAAGATGAACTATTCCAATGGGGGCGTAGTGCCATTGACCGACATCTTCAATTCCAAAAAGAAGAGGCTGAAAGAAAAACGGTTATAAAGGCTGAATATTACATAAAGAAAGGAAAGGAAGCTGCCCTTAAAGCCTTTAGTAGTGCCATGTACTTTTCTAATATTGAAGGAAAAGAGTATGAAGAGGCTTTAGGCTTCTTCCAATATGAACTTGATAAACAGTTTGATAAACTAAAATGAAAACAGCCGATATTATTAACGGATTTTGTGAGCTTGTCTTCCGGGATAGAAAAGGAAACAAAATATACCCAAATGTTTTCGTTGAGAAGTGGGAAGCTGATCTTTTAGAAGTTACCCGATCAAGGCTCACTTATGAGTATGAAGTGAAGGTTAGCAGGTGTGATTTCCATAAAGATAGTAAGAAACAGGATCAAAATGGGAACAGCAAATTTGATAACATTTTGGCTGGTGGACGTACCAACTATTTCTACTATATAGTTCCTGATGGACTCGTGAAACCGGAAGAGGTGCCTGATTTCGCTGGACTAATCTATGCGATCAATGGAACACGCCGGGCAAATGGATATACAGAACCTATCATTTATTTCCATGTAGTCAAAGCCGCTCAAAAGGTATCCTCTACCAAAGTTGACAACAAATTCATTGATAAACTTAACCTATCAGCATATTATCGTTTCCACAAACTTCGTAGGATCAATTATTTAAAGGAAAGTAAAAATGGATGATAGAAAAATGATGGAAGAACTGGGCGAAAGACTTTGTGATTTCTGCCCTTTAGAAGATTGGGAAAAAGGTTCACACTTATATCCAAATGGTTATAGTAGCTGCGAAGGGAGTAAATGTGAAGATGCTCTTGAACACTATCTTGAAGAAAATGAGATGGAAGAAGATAATTCTAATGATGTAAGCAATGAAAACGATACAGGAAGTAAAGAACGCTAAAAAAAAGCTGGAAGAAGATATTTCATCTCTTATTTCCCAATTTGAGAAAGAGAATGAAGTATCGGTTTCTTCGATGGGAATGGAAACCGTTGGCTTTTGCAATGGTACCGGGCTTAATGCAGTGTGTGTTGAGGTAAAAGTAACTGTGGAATTATAACATTAATAGTATGAGCAAAAAAATCAAAAATAAGCTCCCCAATTATGATGCACAGATTTGTGTATTCAATACATTTTCTTCATGGGTGAATCATGCAAGTTCATGGTTGCGTGGGTACAGAAGCAGCCAAATTGTTTGTTTGGATACACAAAATCGCACATGCGAAATTGGTGCAGATTTTATGAGAGCCGATCAAGAAGGTACTTTTCCTATAAAAGTTTACGAAACCATAAAACACTCGAAGTAATATGTTTGAAAATGACAATAGATTTAAAGAGGCTGTTTCCCATTTCGGTGAAAAGGCTTCCTACCAATGGCTTGGTCTAAATGGAGATGAATGGATAAACCAATCCAACAAAACTATTGACGTTGATTTCCTTTCTGATTTAAAGAAGGGGAATATACGCAATATCAAATATCAAAGTGTGCCAAAGCCTATCAATAAAACCAAATGCTTAATTGATATTTCGGAGCTTCGTATCGGTAATCTCGTAAAAATCAAGACTTCCAATGATGCCTCCTACTATCCGATATATGCCATTGACGGTATGGGATTGAAGGTTGTTTTAGGTGGCGTGAGACAATGCGAAGGCTGGAAAGACATTAGCCTGTTGAAGCCCATCCGTGTCACTGAAACACTATTGGGAAAACTTGGATTTCAATTTACTCCTGAAGGGGATGATGTTTACGAACAAATATGGAGGTCAGAAGAAGGATTTGAAGTCTGGGAACACTCCAAAGGTTTTAGCTGTGACTTAATAGATGATGATGTAAAATCACTGCATCAACTTCAGAACTTGCACTTCTTCTTAACCCAAAAAGAACTATACATAAAATGAACATTGGAATATTAGCAGTTGATAGCAATTATCCTAATCTCGCATTGATGAAGATAAGTAGCTATCACAAAGCAAGAGGTGATAATGTTGAGTGGTATAATCCTTTGTGTTTGTATGATAAGGTTTACATGGCAAAAGTATTCAGCTTTACACCGGATTACGGCTATTACATCAATGCCGATCAAGTCGAGAAAGGAGGTACAGGATATGACATAAGTAAGGTTCTTCCGGTAGAAGTTGATAGAATAGTTCCCGACTATAGCCTATATAACATTGATAAGAATTTGGCTTATGGCTTTTTGACAAGGGGTTGCCCTAATCGTTGTAAATGGTGTGTTGTACCTACTAAAGAGGGAAACATCTCTCCTTACATGGATATTACGGAAGTATCTGCCGGACGAAAAAATGTGATTCTCATGGATAACAACGTACTTGCATCCGACTACGGTTTGCAACAGATTGAAAAGATTGTCTCCGTGGGAGTACGTGTAGACTTCAATCAGGGATTAGACGCCCGCTTAGTGACAGATGATATTGCTCGGTTACTCGCTAAAGTAAAGTGGATAAAACGCATTCGGTTTGGTTGCGATACACCCGGACAAATCTCCGAATGTGAGCGTGCTACGGCTTTGATTGACAAGTATGGATATAAAGGAGAATACTTCTTCTATTGCATATTACTTCACGATTTTAAAGAATCGTTTGAGCGGGTAAATTATTGGAAGAACAAAGGTGGTAGATTCTTACCTCATTGCCAACCTTACCGGGACTTAAATAATCCGCATCAGATTATACCTCAATGGCAAAAGGATTTAGCTGGATGGGCTGATAAAAAATGGATTTTTAGGAGTTGTGAGTTTAAGGAATTTACCCCACGAAAGGGATTTAAGTGCAGTGAATATTTTGTTTAAAAAGGAGATTACTATGGGATTTACAATACCATGTTTTATAAGAAAAAACACGCCGGAGCTTCAGGCGGCACTTGAAACTCTGGGGTATAAAACTACCACAAGGACTGATTTTGAAGGTATCAAAATAAATGAACCGGAGGCTAACGGTATATATCGCACTGTATATACCTATTGTGTAACAACAGAAATGGCAGAAAAATATGGGTATATAGATTGTGGAACTAATGAGAGCCTTTTCATTGCCCTTGCTGCAAAACGTGATGATACGTCAGATAATCAGTATTGGGTATTTGATGAAGATTTTCACAAGTGGAAGAAAGGTGATTTTGTCATTGGAAGATTCGGAAGATGCTCATGCTATTGCCATGTGGCTACGGTAGAAGAACTTATTGAACATTTTAAATAGGAAAAAACATTATGACAACAGGAAGAAGGCATATAATAAACGAAGATAATGGTGGATGGGCTGTATTCAGAACACGCCGTTGGGGAGAACGAGATTATAAGTCAGATAGACAAAAACGTATGCGTAAGAAGTTAGGTAAAACTTTGCGCACTCGCTTAAAGAGAGAGGTTAAGGTAATGATGATTAAAAAAGAAATGGAAGACTAACTCAATACAAACATCAGTTGAGTAGGTGACTCACCCTATCAACTGTTGAGCTAATAAATTATCTCATAGAAATAAGATATGAATTGAATAAGATATGGTGGTGGATTTGAACTCACCTATACGCCATTACCTCGTGCATAGTCTACCATTCGCACTCGACTTTGCTTGCGCTTTCAGGGAAAACCAGTAGGTAGCATTTATCCCAAACCATATCTTGGAACAAAGATAAATAAAAAAAAGAAAGTAATGAAGAAAATACTGATAATATGTGCGATTCTATCTTTGATATTAGGGTGTTCCTCACCGAGAAAGTATAAAGAGAATCGTTTTACAAGACAATTTCGGCAAGCAGATTCAGCGTTTAACGAAAAGTACGGATTACAACATTCTACAAATGGGAAATAATAGATTTAACGGAAAAGCTATATACAATCCGTCCGGCAAAGCTGGCGAGTATAGCGATTGGGCTTGTAATTTTTATACAGGATGCTCCAATAATTGCGATTATTGTTATTGCAAGAAAGGTGTAATGTCCCATGTGTGGAGTGATACCCCGAAATTGAAGAAATGTTTCAGAGACGAAGAAGAAGCCATATCCATTTTTGAAAAAGAATTGTTGGCAAATCTTGGAGAACTTCAGGAACATGGATTATTCTTCTCTTTCACAACTGATCCCATGCTCCCCCAGACAATAGACCTGACTGTACGTGCAATCAAAATATGTGTACATCATAGTGTCAATGTAAAAATCCTTACCAAAAGAGCTGATTTTGCCGAAAAGTTCTTTCATCCTCTTTGTAGCAAAAGCGCATTGAATGAGAATTTGATGCACATAGCATACACACGTCACGTTGCATTTGGATTCACATTGACCGGACATGATGAACTCGAATCCAACGCTTCAAGCAATTCAGACCGGATAGAAGCCATGAAGATACTCCATGAAGGAGGATATAAAACTTTTGCGTCCATTGAGCCTATTGTAGACCTCAAAGGTAGTTTGTCTATGATAAACAGCACTGTGGGTTTTTGCGATTTATATAAAGTCGGTCTATTAAGTGGGAAAAAGTATAATTGGAGAGAGTTACGAGGCTTTATGCTTGCTTGTACTTCTTTAGAAAGTAAGTTCTACTTCAAGGATTCTTTCATAAGTCAGGCTGATTTAGATAGAGCCAATCTCCCACAAAGTTGTGTTGGAAAAGATTATGATATGTTTAAAATGTAAAAGGAGCAAAGTATAAAAAACATGTACGAAGGATTAAAAATAAATTTCAGCCTATGGCATATTGTAGGCGGTATTTACGGATACAAAAAATTGATAAGACTTCCTCGAAAACAAAAGAAAGCATTAAAGAAAAGTCTTTTGCAGGATATTTTTACGGTAGATAGAAACTACATAAAAGAATGTCCAAAGCCTAAAAAAATGCCAATATTTAGTTATAAACAATTTTAAAGATGGATATACTAAAGTTTATAAGCAACTTATTTTATGACAAAGGAACCTATTTCGGTTCTCGTTGCAGTGGTTACGGCTGTTACCCGTCTTTCGATGATACAGGAATTAAAAAGCCTCTTATGTACCGACTATTAAAAGCTGGCAAAAAATGTGGCGGGTGTTCTGATTGTAAACAAAGAAAATGAAAGGAATATTAGTTATGAAGAAGTTTGGTGATAATAAAGCTCGTATTGCCCTGCACATTAGTACGATTTTATCTTTGTTTCCAGCAATATTATTATACATAGAAGATGAAGGATTTGAAGATGCAACAGTATTCATGCTTAGTTTGAAACTGTTTGCATTAGAATGTGTAATCGGGATCAGGTTAAAGAAAAAATCTAATATGTTATGAAAGCAATAATTAAAGAAACCGGAGAAACCGTTGAAGTTACCCGAATAGAAACAAAACGGATTGAAGGGACATTAAAAGGGGAACATGAAATCTTTTATCCGAAAGATTTAGAGATTCCCGGCATAGATGCAGACTGGGAGCAACGCCGATACGAATTGGTGAAAGCTGCAATGCAAGGATACTGTGCTAATTCACTGGATTATGTAGTTAGAACCGCCAATGCGGAAAGCATTGCCCAATGGTCTATTTCGACCGCCAATGCGGTAATTAGCCAATTAAAAGAAGGTGATGAATGGAATGAATTTAAAGATTGGTACAATGGAGCGATATATGGAGAACACTGTATTTTCAGATATGAGGCATTTGATAATGGAAATATTGTGTCTGATTACATTACGGCAGTATGGAATGACTGCACTTGTGATTATATAGATGAAAGACTCGGTGAGTATTTTACAGATTATAAAATAACCCATTGGAAAACAATAAATAAACCGAAAGGAGAAATTCAATGAAATGTGAAGAATCCGTAGATAAAGGAAAAACAAGAATAAGAGGTTGGCATGATTTTGCTCCATGTGAAAATACAGCTAACTACAAAGTTACCTACGCAAATGGAAATGTTCAGTTTTTATGTGGAGTTCATCTTAATAGACTGAAAAAACTTGGATATGAAGTTGAAATTGAAAAATTGAACGGAGTTGAAAATGAGATTAAATAAAAAGACCGAGAGACATATCAAGGCACAAGCTGGAAGACTCAAACGAATGTATGAAGCTCCATGTCCGGAAGTGGACAAGATTATTGCAGAACTAAAAAAAGATGCACAGGATATGCCTAAGAACATGACTAAAGATGAAGAGATTGCTTATATCCTAAAAAAGTCTAACGGAGAAGATGATTTTGAAAAATTGACTCAAAAATTGGAGATAGAAATACATGAATCTGAATGAAATAGCTAAGAAAGCGCATGATTGCGCCGTTCGCCGTGGAAAGATAAGCCCGATTGACGAAGAAAACAACTTTCACCGTGATTTACTGAATGAAGTTGCAGAAGTGTTCAATGCTGAAGGGAAGAAAAGCCCGCACATTGAGCACTTCTCTGATTTTGAGGAGGAATTGGCAGACGTAATACTTGTAGCCATGAGCACTCTTAATCATTTCGGAAGTGATATAGATGCTCTGATAAAAGCAAAAATGGACTTTAATCAAATAAGGAATGATTAATGAGTATAATACAATGGATTATAAGGGCAATCGAAATGGTTGCCCTTATTTGTATCCTTAAAGCAATAATCAAAGATTTAATGAACGTATGGAAAAACAAATAAGCCGGGATATGGCGGAGAATGTCACACTTACTGCCGTTTACAATATACTATTTACTAATGATGTAGTTTGTGGGCTTGTAGTAGACTTTGTAAGCCAACTGAAGAAATCACCATATTACCGTTTCTATGTGAAACAACAAGCTAAACGGATAGAATCAGAAATGCAGAAATACGAAAAGCGTATTGCGGAAATAGCCGGAAAGAAAATCTTTTTTATGGCAGATGCGAACGAAGTTATTTCTGAAGAATTACAACCTGACCTACTCAAAATGGAGTACTGTATAAAATCAGAGTTTGATAAGCACAAAATCAAAGATAGTTCTCTTCTTGCAAAAATGGAATTAACCCGGTGCATGTGTGAGCTTTCGTGTCTTTCACTCGATAAACGCATAGAAGAAACCATTCCGTATAACCAAGACGCAAAGAGACTAACATACCTTCGATTGACTGCCCTTTTCAGTTTGATAGACGGATTATCCAATATCCTCTATCAAAGTAAAGAGTACATAAACTTGAACGAAAGCTCTAATTGCAAAATGGCAATGCAAATCATACAAAGGAAACTGACGGATTGTAACATAATCAGCCGGGCAATCAGCACGTCAGACAAATTGAATCCGGCTGTGTAACTTAAAAACATATTATAATGGAAATTAGCGGGAAAATAATTGTAGCACTTCCAGCACAAGGCGGAGTTTCTAAAGCCGGGAAAGAGTGGTCGCGCCAAGATTATGTTATCGAGACAAAAGAGCAATATCCTAAAAAGATAGCTTTCTCTGTTATGAACGATAACATAATGAATTTTGGATTAACAATCGGTCAAGAAGTAGACATTCACATTGATATTAATGCGACTGAATGGAATGGTAAGTGGTATAACTCAATCACATGTTGGAAAGTCATTGTTCGCAATCCGGGTCAGCAAACGGCATCCAGTCAGCCAAATTATGCTGCGGAACCGCCTCAACAGCCGGCTCCCCCACAACCGACACAACAACAAATGTTCGGGAATGATAATAAGGATGATCTGCCTTTCTAAAAAGGTGGCGGGTGGTTATCATTGCCACCCGCTACTTCTCGATCTTTATAAATTCATTGTATGTTATCCGTGATCGTGGATTATGATTCACAATTTTCATCCGATACCCCTTTGTTCCCCACCGGAACCATAAGAAACGATGTTTATATTCCCTATTTACTACGGTAGATAGGCTATCTGAAGTCTGGTATTTAAAATCTACTGTATCAGACCGAATACACCCACTAAATTCTGCCCATTTATCTGCATAATTGAAACAACTATCCTTTATCACAAAAACGATGCTATCCTTTGTTACCACTTTTGTATGAGTGATATACTCAACTTGTGAAGGTTTTAGTTTCAATTCTTTAATCAATTTAGCATCAGCCTCACGATATTCCTCCAACTCTTCAATAGTTAGACGAAGCTGTTTACTTTCAGCTACGTTGAGGCTATCTCTTACCTTATAAGTTTTCAACTCTGAAAACAACGCCTCAACATTCCCGGATTGGCGTTTACTCTCATAACGTTCTTTCTTCAATAAATTGGAGAGACAAATGATAGCGGCAATTAATACCGCTATCACTATTCCGATTGCTAATTTTGCTTTCATTATGATGTGTATATAGATTTACCGCTTTCAGCTATCACTATCCATGCGCCATTACAGAATCCATATATTTTTCCGTCATTGGCGGGCATATCAGGAATTGTCGAAAGTTTTGTCCCGTTTTCAGTCGCTTTAGCCAAAGCAGAAGACGCCGTAATCTTTGCAGAGTCAGCAGTTGTTTGCGCAGTAGCAGCTTTTCCATCAACAACGGCAAGCATCCCGGTTAATGTCTTCTCATTCGTTACTCCTGACAAGAAATCCTCAATCTCCTTAAACGTATCAATAGCCGTAGTTGCATCTACACCTTTAACCAGCGTATCTAATGCTTGCTTCACACTATTGATAGACTGTTCCAGCTTCGATTCCTCTACCTGTGCCCTTCCACTTTCAACAAACAAATCTTGCTTACTTGCAAAGCTCCCTTGTAAGTCTTCCAGTAAAGATGATGTTGCCGGAAGTTTATTAACTCTCACTTTGATATATTGACCGGGAATTAGATAATTCTCATTCATATCACAACAAGAACCAACATTAAGATTCTCCTTAAACGATACATAACTGTGCCCGGTAGAGCTTTTCAGTAGTACTATCCGGTTGTCATTTGTATCACCAAAAGTCAGATTAATAGCAATGTTTCCCGACACCTGAATCGGTTGGCTTTCAAACCACCCGTCTTCCACTTGAATAAAATTTAGACTTATCATACAGTTCTATTTTTCTGATAATTATTATATTAATTCCCACCCTTTCCTTATGTCTTCCATATTAGCTGGAACACCGTTTTCAACATAACTCATAGCGGAAACTATCGCAATAAGCTGTTCTTTATTGTCTCTACGTAAAACAGTATGTCGGGATACACCTGAACGCCGTTCTACTGTGGAAATATATGATTCTGTATTATTCTCACATGGCGGTGCCCATCTCATTATGACATCTTCAAGTTCGTTTGACACACCATCTTTATCGGTATCATACTTGTTCAAGATGTAGGTTTGGAGAGTCTTAAAAGCAGCCCGGTATCCGTATGCCATAGACGTGAATTGAAAGAAACTCTTATCTGTTTGTGTTGCAGATAAGCCCTGCCATTTTGTGCTATTCTTCCGAATATTCAATGGATTATTATTTCGTAGTCCTCGTGTCATTTTTGTTCCTCCTTATTTTCTTTGTTATTTTTATTCATAAAATCATCAACTGCATGTATCATCTTGTCAGGCTCGTTTTTATGCTTTGCTATTTCAGCAGCAAGTATCGCCACTTGTCGGTAGTCGTCCTTCATTTTATCTTCCGCTTTCTCGTAAATACTTTTGACTTCTATGGCACCAAAAGCGATTGCGCCCAATAATGTTACCAATGGGAAAATTGGAATATGCCAGTCGTAATAGTTATCCAAAAACCAAACTCCCCCCATCTGCATACAATCAACGAAAGTTAAAGCTAATAGTGCATTATAATACCGTGCAATTTTATCAACGGTTTTTCTAAGCATATAACTCGTTCTTGCTTCACCTCTTTGTTTAGCTTTTCTGTATCCACTCCATAAGTCTGCCCCGATCAGCAATAATACAAGCATGTAGATACCAAATAGCATCCATGCAATTACAAATAATTCATTCAGTTCTTTCATCGTTATCCTGTGTTTGTGTAAAATATTCTTTATAATGAATTATAATATCGTGATTCAACATAGCTATAATCCCCAGTTGAAATTTTTCCCTGCAAGGTAAAATCTGAAGTATTCACAATCCACCATTCAATTCTATTTGATGGATACTGATTCGTTGTTCTTGCACTAAGATGTAAACGCCGGGGAAATGAGCCAATCTTTATTTGTTTCACACTCATTCCATTGTACATGAAAGGATATGTACCATTTTCTCCACTAATCATTACTGCTCCCGGATTACCATAAAATATCATTTCAGAATCGAATCCATCTAAATCAGTGGAAGTTGGCAAAGTCATATAATGTGTATCGTTTCCTGTATTTTTGGTAAAAACAAAATTCAACCCAGTTGTAAGGTCTGCTTTGAAAGATTCTGAAGTATATTTATCTAAACTAACTTTACGATAAATCTTTTTTATACCCACTTTAAAAATACCTCTTTCACAAGTCAAATCACCAGCTTCATTCCAACTGATATTTCCATGCGCCAACTGCCCGTTACCCGCCATTCCGAAATATACAGAAGCATTATCAGGCGTTTCCCCTCCAACCCAAAATGGTATGTCTCCACCAACGAGTCCTGCTACAATAGTTTTTCCATCAGGCTTCATAATCAAAAGCTGATTACCCTGCATGAAGCGTAGGATCGCATTTTGAGCCATAATTAATGGTGTGTAAACAGGCTGAAGAGTATTGAATTTCTGCCAATAGGTTGTGTTAGTTACCGGAATAGAAGTGCTGGATACATGCGTCTTCAAGCATTTATAAGCATTGAAAGTATTTGCGCCAGTCGTCACAATCGCAATATCCAAATACCGGGTGCCGGAGGTCAAAGCCTCGTCATTGCGATACTCTACCCCAGCTACCCATTCAGACTGCCGAAGGATACAACCGGGCAATCCATCCTTTCCGGGATTTCCATTGTCACCGGGCTTTCCATCATTCCCGTTTTTCGCTCTACGTCTTACTACTATGTGACCTTGTATCTTCATTTCCTTACAACTTTGCTAATACTTCATTTGCGACTTCTTTAGCGCGTTTGCGCCATGCTTGAAAATCAGAGTATTCCTTCAAATATTCAGCACGTTTTACTTCTGTTAGCTCACTCGCTTCATCTTTGGCTTCTTCATAATTGGCGAATACAGCTTCACGTCTATCTGCCGAATAGCGATCAGTTACAATAGCACTGACAAGCTCTTCATACGTTCGCCCGGTTGCGTTTACATTCTCACAAACCAACTGTTCACGCTTTTCACCTTCAACGGTAATTTCGTTTTTGGCATAATCAAAAAACAGTCGTACCAAACTGCCTTCCACTGTAACTTGTACACCTTCGGGTACCACTCCATTAAAATCACTGTACGCTTTCATTTTTACCTCCTTTTAAATTATTCATCAAAATAATAAGCACTCTTTCCTTCACGAAGTGCGCGTCTTTTAATAATCACATTCTCCACCGGGAAAATTTTATCACCTGTCTCTTGTTCTCGCAATCTCGCTTGGTCGAGTACATCTTTCAGGTTAAAGCAATTTGTTATGAACTTGTATTTTGAACCGTTCATTTCAAACAGTACACAATACCTTCCGTCTCCCTGTGAAGTCTTCACATTTGTTTCAAAATCCAACACCTTAATGGGAATATTCAGAATTTCCATTAATCTCATTTCTGAAACATCAAAGAACTTCTTTCCGTCCTTTGTCTTTCCACTTTGTTTGATTCCTTTGTCAGCAAAACTCATATCATTATCTGTTATTGTTTTCCATAAATTTCGGCAATCTCCCCATTTACACCATCCCCAGTATGATGCACGGATTTGTTGCTTACGTTTACGACTCTTAATTCGTTTATCTTTTCGCGCGAAGGTTTTCTTCATGTTTTTACGTAGCCTTACATTATCCGGTGTAAAGCAATATCCCAAGAAGTTAATCCTTCTTCCTCTTACTTCTTTTTCGCTTTCTATGTTTTTTGTTTTCATGCCTAACTTCCGTTCCTATTGGAGAAATACAACTATTCGCTTTCACTACCAATCCATATTCTGCACTTATCCGGTTGTATTCCCGGAGTAGAAATTTTGCTTCACCCTTTGTTCGTGCAAGCATCACGTTATCATCACAATACCGATGCAAGCATTTGACCTTATACTGTTCTTTGAACCTGTGGTCTATCGGGCTTACTGCGAAATTTCCGATTGGTTGGCTTGTGTACGCTCCAATCGGTACAGCTCTCTTTCCGAAGTTCTTCATTTTCCAAAATATCAATTAACTCTTTTCCGCTATCATAACTCAACAATGCAATCTCAATCAACTTTATAAACTTCTCGTCTTTGAATTTTCGGCGAAAAGCATTAATCACAACTTCGTGTGGAATACTCTGATAAAACTTTTTGAAATCAGTCTTTACAAGCCACTTGTATTCAGGATACCTACGCAAAAACATCTTCATGCGTTTGACTCCAAAATGAAGTCCTTTTCCCTTTATGCAAGCACTCGTATCGAGAATAAGACTCTTGTAAATATCTGCTCCAATCACTCTCATTATGGCATGATGGAGAATACGCCACGGGAAATAACTCTGTTTCGCAATATCCCTTCTCTTTCCCGCATCACTGACAACTGACATTATACTGAAGTCAGGATCAGGGAAATCCAGCGTTAAAATCATCTTCCTTAAAGCCTCTAAATCATCTTTGGCGCGTTCGTTATGACGGCGGATAAATCGGTTCTTCTTTACCTTTCCATCCTGTGCATCTCTATCCGCTTCCCGAAGATTATCCATATCAGCAATCTGTTCTATCAAAAATCCTCTTCTCTTAGTCATTACCTTTTATTTAAAATTTACACCATACTTCTAATTTGTCTTCTTCAGACCTATATTGATTATTCCGATATTGCAAGCCCATTTTGCTTGCTTGAATAATTTGCCCGGAGCTTTCGAGAATAAACCTACTAACACCGCTTGTCTGTGTTCGCAAGAGAAACAGACCTTTCCGCTCGTGATTTTTTGACATCGTAACTTGTTGGTTACTACGCTGCAACCATAATATTGCAGGGTCATGGTTCAGGGAACTCGCAGATTTCTCCACGATATAATAAGTATGGCGAGAGCCGACATTCGCATTCGAGTTCGACCAAGCGTTATTCGAGTTCGCATACGCCAAGCCGCAGTTCGCACCGTTATTCGCATTACCGCCCCAAAAGACCAGCTCTTGTTCCCTTCCGCCAACCGTCCACCCCTGTCGGGGGCGTCACGCTATTCGTTGTTCGAGAACGTGACGCTGTGAACGGATTTGCAACTATTTGTATTTCAAAGAACTAAGTTAATTTCAGTTATCAAGATGCCATCAATTCAGCACCCGTAACGAATGTTAAATTTCCATAATAAGCAAGGCGAGAGCCGACACCCGCAGACGAGTCCGACCAAGCGCGATACGAGTACGCAGACGCCAAGCCGCAGAGCGCACCGTAAGACGCAGGACCGCCCCAAAAGACCAGCTGCCCAGTGTTGTTAGCCCAAGAATAGTCAGCCCAATAAGATGTACTTCCACCTCCAATTTTTGCCGGGAAAATATCGAAGTTATCACCCGCCATAATTTCTTGTACATATCCACTTGTTGTTATACGGGTTGCTTGTCGGTATTCCCCGTTAGGGTGAGTCGATACTTCAGCAGTAGTCGGAAGTCGGTTGCCTTTATAAATGAATATTTCGGTTCCGTCTTGTGTATCATTGGCAGAGTTTCCACAATATACCCCTTGTATATCTTCCCATTGCCATCCATAAGGATCTTCAATACCCATCATGTTCACGCGGGAACAATTCACGCCTGTGTTACTTCCATTTACAACAGAAATGCCAATCTTTCCCCAGTTATCACCAAGACTCTTTGTTTCTCCGGTTTTCAATGATGCCGCAGCACCCCATAAATCCAAATTTGAGCTACCACTGACACCATACCCCAGCTTTGCTTGAATATTGGTATCTCCATATTCAGATAGCCCAAGCATCATAATAAGTTTACGTTGATCGTAGTCAGTCAATCCCCAATCTTTACCATTCACTTGTGCAGCACTCCAAAAGGCATTGATAGTCTTACTTCCCGCCGGAGCTACCCCGGAACGAGAAACAAGCGAACTGCCTGACATAGAACCTTTATACGCACCGATACAGTTGTATTGCCCACCATTGGCACCGCCGATATAATGTCCTCCGATTGGATACATACTTAACCATAAATAGGGTATTCCACTTACGCTGTCAGTCTTAACTAAAAAGTATAAACGCGGAGAAATGAACATTACATGTCCTTTGGATTCATCGAGTGCAGTACCATCGGCAAATACCCCTGAATTATTCGGAGATAGTTTAGAGGCTTTCCCGGCATTATTAACGAGATAACGCCCACTCATTCGTTTATATTCATCCCATGCAGCCGTATTTCCTACAACTCCATATGCAGTACTACTCTGAACCTTATGCTTTAAAGGGATTCCCCATGCGACTTGTCGCAGAAGTTGTTCATTACCTGTATTAATTGCGTTCATCAGATTCTCCAATGAAATACGGCGAACATTACCGTCAATCTCAACAAGTACACTATTGCTTCTTAGCATAGATTGTACTGTGGTTTCACTTCCTAAAGTTTTTGATGCCATAATTTTGTATTTGATTAATTATTAATTGAAGTTACATTCTGCAACTACATCTACGTCATACAGATTACCATTACGATCTGTTTCAGTTGTTGTTACTGATATGCTGTTTGTAGATGATGATTTCAGACTCTTCCAGTTTTCCTTATCCATTATATTCATTGTCCATGCAGCAGACGAAGGGGAATATGTCGCTCCGGTAGTCATATTGACAATTTTTGCACTAACAGTCACCGGGCTACCTGTATCCACCTCTTTATTGGCTGAAGAAATGTAACATACAACCTGAAATTCATCTGCGGTATCAATAATACGGATACCCGAACGTGCTAAAGGCTGTGAGTCACTGGAAGACTTGTACACTTCAGCAATGAACAGTTGAGTACCATCAACATCACCTCTTCCAACAGTAATTGTTTTTTGACCGTTTTTGTCTGCCCATGCCGCCGTATCTTTGTACCATTTCACATAATAGTCTGATGCTTCATTTGCTCCGAGATATAATTTTGTCTGCAATGAAGTTGAAGTAATCTTACTTGTTAGCTGTTCGGTTGTGGCAAGAATGGCAAGATAATATGAACTTGCACCTATGTTTTGAATTACAATAGGTAAATCCTTTGTCAAGTTATACTCTACTCCGGCAACCGTAGCCACACACGAATAAATAAGAGTATCTCCGGCAATATTGGTCTTACTTGCTAAATTGGCAATAATCTTAATAGCTCCGGTAGTAGTATTCATTTGAAACTTTCCGGTGCTATCAGTCTTCCATCCGCTACTTTCCGCACCATTAAATTTTAATGCTACGCCATTGTATGTCCAAGTATGGTTTGACAATGCGACTGCCAGCCCATGCGATGAAATAACCTTCGGAGTTCTTATCGGTTGGTTTGCCGCTTTCGTCCAATCCGGCGATACGACTCCACTTTCAGCATCTACACCCTGAAACAGAGGTATTCCGTTATTGTCAAAACTAAGTGTCAAGCTATCATTCGCTCGTAACCGCTTGATGGTAATACTATTTTGGGCACTGTAATCATAAGCCATAATTCCATCCTCCTTCGTTTATAATGTTATTTATTTCCACGTTTGTATATGTTGTACCTCCAAGTATTTGAACGCGATCTTCAAAATCACCTTCGAGGAAATCACTATTCATTATCTCTTTTTCATTGATAATGATAAATCCTTTCTTTGTTCTGTGTCCACTATCACTGATCCCAGCATTAGTGACCGTTTTAGTTTTTGCTACTACATATCTCATAATTATCAGTTTATGTAAACATTCCCACTTTTATCTGTATATTCTGTACCCGAAGCATCAGTCATAACTTTGAATATCGGCTTCTGTTCCGCTTCTACATATATATCAAGCCAATCATCAAGATATGTATTTCCAATTCCAGTACGGGATAATGTTATCACTGTTTCAGTTCCTTCATTATGTTGTACCCCGGTTAAGTTCTCTGTATCAGTAAACCATACCATCTTTAAAATTGGGGCAGGAACCGGAACGATATTTCCATTGTAATGCACCATTACTTTATTATAGTGAGTTGTCTCACCCGGATTAATGGAAACTCCGCTTGCTGGTTCCACATCGAATTTGGGATAGACCCGGTTAATGGAAAACTGTTTCCTTGCTTTTTCTTTTCCACCAACATTTACAACCAAGAGAAAATCACCTTTTTCTATCAGCCTCAAATCCATAGTGATCTTTGTTGAGGTAAGAGTGATTATTTCATGTTTGGCAGTTGTAAGCTGTGTCAAGACACCACCACTACCGATACTGTATAAATTCAATGTATAACCAGAAGACAAAAGTGTATCTCCTTTATGTACGGATACAGAAATAGAGCGTTCGTATGCGTTTTCGTTCAGCGCAGCATTACGTGCAGATGTTGAAGCCGTAGTCAAACCATTAGCAACTTTATAATCATACAGCAGCAAAGCATCCTCAAATGGATTGTACCGGATGATTTGGTCGTCTCCGATTGATAAGCTGTATTCATCTTCACTTTTATCTACGGTAGAAAGAGTTATAGTATCCGTCTTCACTGGAATATTTGCACCCAATCGGGTATCAGCAACTACACCTTCAAAATGAAGCTCGAAACTTTCTCCCGGAGAAACATTGCGGTTGATCGTAATTGCACCGCGAGTCGAGCCAACGGTATCAATAGAATACTTTCCATTCCAAGAAGCCACGGTTGAAGCCTCTTTTCCGTTGATATACCACTTCATTTCGGAAAGTAATTCATTTGCATAAGGAGTATTCCAGCTACCATCCGTACAATTAGCAATAACTTCCGGCAGAATCACCAGCGGAGTAACGCCACGATCAGGCTCATATTCACCATTCTCACTATTATATACTTGCGAAGCCGGGCTATTCGGAGTCATAATTTTCAAGCTGACTGCAATAGTCAATGGCTGAAAATCTTTTCTAATTCTTTTCTTTATACTTTCCATACTCTATATACTTATAATAGCTTTCGCCGTATCAGTTTTATTTGTTGCCGTAACAGTAAATAATGTACTTACAGATGTGATAGCGTTATCTCCGAGGTCTTCATAAGCAAGTGTTATATTTCCGGCAAAGTTTTTATTCTTGATTGCCCACGCTTCATCATCTGCCGTATCACCACTATCACGGGCTATTCTCCATTTTGTCACAGTATCGGTTATATCGCTCCAACCTTTGAATACCCTGCATGTAATGTCCATAGTCTCACCAAAAGCAAGAAAATTATCCCCTTGCGTATCTATCTCAATGCGTACCGGGTAGTTTTCAAGCTGTTCAATAACTCCGGTCATGTATATGTTATTCAAATAAGCAGAATAACCTTCCATGTTCATTCCGAAGACAGACAGGTTGCTCAAATCACCAAATTGTGCCCCGATATTATCTGAAGTAAACTCCCAGTCATTCACTCCACGCAAATAGCGTTCATAAGTTCGAGTAGAATAGCGGGAGGTCTGCCGTGATTTATCTGTGAAGTTTCCGTATCCGACAAAGTGCATTGCCTCACACGGGTGGAACAAAAATCTCCAACGGTCACTTACTCCACGAAGCATATACCGGAACTTACTGTTTCTTCCAGCCTCCAAAATCTCCGTAATACGAAAATAGCAGGTATAAAATCCTGAAAATTGGAAGTTTCCTATGCCATCATCGTAATCATCAGAGAAATTATTGTCCAACGTCAATCCGTCATGGAATATGCCCTGACAAATATCATCTACGGCAATTTTCCCAATTTCTTTGTCTTGCAAGTGTAGCATTATTGTTCCCGTATTAAGAATGTTCCCATCAACATCAGTATCAGGAACCACACTTTCTATAACTCCACCTCCGGGAGCGTTCCAGCTATTACCTACCTCAATACTTATCCGGTTATATCGCAGTTCAGGTACTTCCAAAAACTTGCGGATAGATAATGAATCAAGCCACGCAGAACCGAATTGGTCTATCTTGCCTCCAAAGCCAGCAATACCTTCAGCAAATTCACCGAAGACAGCACCTTTGAGAAACTGGATTACTCCTTGAGCAATATCATCAGAAATTTTAGAGAGGAACAACTTACTTCCAAATGTCCGAATCAAGCTGTTAATTTGTTGGCTGTTATATCCGCCTGAACCTTGTCCGCCTCCAATAGAATCTATTGCATTTTGTATCTTTTCAAGAGTACCGACATATTTCTCATTTGCCAATGTCACCTCATAAGTTGGAACAAGCCCTTCTCCTTCAGTTATCCTCAATGAATCAATAATGATACTTCCGTCAATATTAAAATCGGATTCAGTGAATAGCATTAAGTCGCCTTCCTTCAGTAAGCTGTAAAGTTGCGTATGCCGAGCCATGTATATCTCGTCAATCTTCACTTCATAGGTATAGCGTACATAATCATTTTTTGCTAAATACTCCTTACCAGCTTTCAATAGGCGTTGGGCGGCAGCAGATATATACACTTCCGGCATATCAATATTCAAAAGCACGAATTTATCTCCGGCTTTTATATTGTAATGCTTATATGGAAAATAGAGCTTCAGCCCATCATCATAAACACGATTGCAAGTGAGAATGTATTTATTACCTTTTTTCTCACATTTGGTAATCTCAAATTCTCGTCCACCACACATACCATCTTTCATACTGATGGTGGCTGTTTCTCCGGTCAGATAGTCATTTATATCAAAACCAACATCTTTAAGAGTTAAAAGAAATGGTGGAATATCCTCGCCATCTTTCAACTGATCCCATGTACCATCATCGCTGATCGCTTTGCCATCCTTTTCGGTTGCATCCGTCACAATCTCGTCCAAGTTTCCATTGTCCCCGGAATCAATACTGCATGATATTCCGGCACCAATAAGTTGCTCCGCAGTCATGCCTTCCATTGACGGATAAATCTCTGGTAATGACTCGTCACTTCCATCGAAATAGATGCTATCCTCCCGGATTCCAAGCACCGATATGTTCGGACTATCAATATAAACATCAAGTGCCTTACGAGGAAAATCCGGTAACATCAAATTTTGTACTGCCATGTTGTTAGGCAGATAATTGGTAAGAGATGCGTCCGACAACTTATTGTAATATCTAACTGGAAGATTCCTCGTGCTTCCATATACACGAAGGCGGGTAGTTATTTGCTGATTACTTTCAGCCACACGCTGAATCTCAACTAATCCTTTGCCTTTCCCATATTGAAAAACATTATCAATTACTACTCCGGCGGTACCAATAATTATCTTCCGCCCGCGAATAATGAAATTTGCATTGAATTTCGACTTGATGAAATCCAAAGCACCCCATACCTTAATCTTGCTGACATCAATATTTACATTGGTTGTATCAACATATTCCGGGTGTACTTCAACCGTCCACTTTTGTTCGTCAGTATAAACACGATCAAGATTAGCTTGTATCCGATCAGCCAAATCCTGTATGCTTGACGCGAAGAAGCTAAAATTTGGAAGCGAAGAAAAATGAACGTAATTATCTGCAAGAATATAATCAAGAAAATCACATCGAGTTAGTTCATCCGAATCATTATTGAACTTTACGCCATCATAGACATAAGACTCACCGCTCTTTTTTGCTCCGGCTTTCTTTAAAACACTTGGGTCATAATTTATTGTGAATTGTTCATTACGGTAAATGAAGTAATCTCCAATTTCAAAATCAATCGGTAGTTCAGAGTATATGGTCGTATTTACAAAACACTCACCCATAAAAGTACCACTGTATTGTACTTTTCGTACCTCACAGCGCACCTTTGTTCCTGTTTTGTCATATACCTTCCACATATTATCTCTTCTTTTCTACTAATGCTAAAACCGTAGCCATATCAATACTGTACGAAGGAACAATTTCCGTCTTTGGGTCAGTTACCCGGAACTTCACCTTAAACATGACAACATCACCATCTTTAGTCGAACGGAAGTCATAGCTACTCGCTCCAAGAAAGTACAAATTCTGCCTTCCTATATTGGTATGAGGATTATACACCTTCAAAGTGGCACCATTGCCATCTTCTCCAATCAGGTAGCCTAAAAATGACACAATCTTATCATAGGCGGTTGCCATTTCACCTGTATAACATATTCCAGCTTCAAGATCATAAGCCTTTAGTGGTAATACGTCAGGGATGAAAGTATCCTCTCCGTTTTCGTCAGCCCAATCACGTTTTGGCAAATCCTTTGTTTCAGGATACAATTCAAATGGGAAATCGGTACACACCATCTTCCATTCAGTAAGAAGGTCTTTCACCTTCGCACCGTCTGAAGTTTTCTGAAACAATATGCTATATGCCTCTACCATTACCTCGTTTTGTATGACAATAAAAAAAGAGCTTGCTATTGGGGCTATTAAACTCCAATAACAAGCTCTTTTGGCTTTTATTCTTTTTATTACGCTACAAAACTATATATATTTTCTATTATTTCAAAGAACTAATGGTGGTATTTTCTATTTTTGTTATGGATTTATGTGGTGCTCCGGGTAACGTTGCCGGAAAACAGCAGTCAATATCTCACGAGGATAAACATTTATAGTACCAAAACGAATATCTGCACATTTTCCAATAGCAAATCCATTTCTACGACAAAGATTAGCAGAAAGATTACCGAGACGGGCAGCTTCATACTTATCAAGCTCTATAAAGTTGTGCCGGGCAAAAGCATAGACAGTATAATAAGTACACTGCAAGTCTTCATTTCCGATAAGGTGTTCAACGCTTGCATCCAACTCCGCGTTACGGTTACTGTTCATCCTTTTGTATGATACATATTCAGGCGAAACCATTTCAGGATTTGAAGGAGGAACGAAAGTCTGTATATTCATCATTCGTACCATTCCAGCAAGAATCTTCAATGAAGCTATATCATCTTTGCTCAATCCAGAACTATTCACTTCGCCATTGGCTACTTTATGAAATACTTGTCGGTACACTTCAAAGACCATACGTACTTTACGAGCGATTAAATATTCAAGACAGGAAACTGAAATGTAGTAATCTTCAGTAGGACGACCAGCCTTTGAGTTTTCCCCACTTTTGGGGATAATCTGAAAATCAACGTCTTGAATGAAATTTTGTTTCAGTGCTCTTACACAATGGTCTTTTCTTGGATAGGCTATCGCCCATACATCATCAAGATTGATTGGAAATTCATTTTCAGACTTTGACAATTCAAGAACTGCATTAAAATATGTTTTGATTTCGCTTTCGCTACTCTCTTTTGATAAAACTAAGTTCGTATTCATAATCATAATTTTTAAAAAGAGAAAGGGCAAATGGGAATGTCGTATATTGTGGTGGTTTACGACAAAGCCCAAATGCCCATAAATATCTTGTTCACTATCTCCATGTAGCCACCACGAAACATGAGATTCAACGTTGTTTTCTGATGCAAAGCTAAGGCAATATATTAGCACTCACAAATGGCATTTTGTTGGTTTTTAGTACATTATGAACAAGAGTGAGAAAGAATGAAAACAAATTAAGTTACACAACATATTTACGGCAAATTATTTAGAAATATTCTAAATAACAAAATCATGCAATCAAACATATCAAGAAACTTGTATTATTGAGTATATAGTTAATATTTTTGCGATTAAATAACAAATGATGCAAACATGATTGGAATTATTCTTTGGGTATTATTCATCCTGATAATATGCTTTTGCGTATGCGGAGGCTGGTTTTATGCCGCTGCGTGGATAGTGGGTGGTGCATTAGCACTTTTCTTTGGATTGAAACATGAACTTAAATAAATAAATTTATGAGAGGTATTTTATTCTTAATAGTAGTATTTTCAATTGCTTTACTTTCTTCATGTAGCAATATAGAAAATGATGCAAAAAAACAAATGGAGATTTCAATAAAACATCAGATTCTAAAAAAAGCAGAAAAAAAAGGTGAAGCAATCTCTGATTTTAATATCTCCGACACCCAAACTATGTATAAAAGTGACTCTCTTTGTATTATTCATTGCAAGGCTTGTGCCGTCTTTACCAATAAAAAACGTGAAGAATCCAATATGGAATACATCTATTTAAGGAATAATGCTTTAAGTAAAATAAAGGGAGAAGCCGTAGCAATGGAAAAATTAAAGAGCATTAAAGATGAAAAAAGCTCTCTTCTATCATTTACTAAAGAAATGTATCCTATGATGAAATCGGTTTACGAAAACTTTGATAATTATATGTATGACTGTTGTAGCAAAGAAGTTGATGAAATATCTAATAAAGCCGGGAACTAACCCCGGCTTTCTCTCACTAACACATCACCTTCATACTTCACACGGCAGTTGGAACCATGAAGGTAAACATAGACTTTTGCAATATCCTTTTGCTTTATTGTGACTTCTGCATCATCATACAAATTCACGAATACTTTAGAGAATTTAGATGCGTCAATATGAATTTTGCTCGTATGCCGGACATATATATCACATGACGCATAACCATCAAAAATCAATGCACCTTTGCAGTCTCCACAAATCACCGCTTTATGATTGAGATTCACTCCACCAACCGGGCAATCTACAAATATGTTATTTCCCTTCAATAGTTCTTGTGGAAAAGACTCTTTAATAAACTCATTTGTCGGATAATTATGCAGTATTGCAAAATCAATCCCCCGGAGCCACATTTCAATCAACTCCTGTTTATTACGATTTTCACTCCAATCATTTGTCCATTGCTCACACAAACCGTAGAGAATGGCTTTATCACGTAAATCTTTATTCAGTTTATCCATGACCGTATTATTTTAAATAGAAACCACGATTTTTGTCTATTCTCGCAGCACTTAACATATCTCTGATTTCAGTAACCAATGCTACGTTATCAGCCGTATTTTTAGCAATAGCTTTGAGTTCCGTAAGCTGGGCTTGGGCAATCATATTCATTTGCGGGTAATATTCCTCGATAAGCTGTCTCACAAGAATCAACTTTGCGGCAACATCAGCGCGTATGGCATTTATATATGAAGCAAGCAAATTGGCGGTGTCTTCAGTTACCCCTTCGATACCCTTGCTTAAACCGGAGCTTTCAGCTTCTTCTTTCATACTGACTCCGTATTTCTTCTCCATATACTCATTCAGCTTATCAAGTGCATCATAGTAATCATCTGTCTTACTACTCACACCCATCAGGTAGTCGGCAATATCTTCAAGCTCACTATCATCAAGTTTAAAATCAGAGCCAAACATTCCACTCATACCATCTTCACCGAATAGCATGGTTTGAAGATTTTTCATAGCTGGTTCAAGAATGGCAAGTTTCAGAACAGAGTTCATTACATCACCCATAATTTCCGCAGCTTTCTTTTTAAAGGCTTCAGCACCATCTTCTCCTTTTTGCCATGCCTCATACAAAGCATCCCCCAACTGTGAAGCCCAATCTTTCAGATTAATTCCATAAAGAGAATCCGCAGCATCCTCGGCAAAATCCTTAATCTGTTGCTTCAACTCTGCAATCTGATTGTTATAGTCTTCAACCTTACTGTCGTCAGTCTTCTTCTTGTCAAGTTCATCCCTTCGTTGTTGTTCCACCTCCGAAAGCTGTTCCTGCAACAAAGCACGTTGATAACCGTAAGCACCTCCTTCATTATATGCCTTGACACGTTTTTGTAATTTAGCCGATTCCGCAGCATACTTTGACAAGGACATCATATCAAATATGTTTATTTTGCCTTTGTTACGAATGGCATCTATTTGCCCGTTCAACTGATTTAGTCTAACCTTATCATTCTCTGCATCAATTAGTTTTAGTTCAGTTCCACTACCCAATGTTTTTTCGAGGATCGCATCTATTTGCTCATAAACATTCTTTAGATGCTGAACACGTTCCTTGCTTTTCTCAATGGCTTTATCCAGTTTTTTATCATGGGCTTGCGCAATCTTACCAATCCAATTTACGGCTTCTCCGGCTGCGGCAGCAATACCACCAACGATACCTCCTTTAGCAAATCCCTGACCGATATTACTTACCGAAGTCATAGCATCCTGCACATTACCCATAGAATCTGCCATGCTCTCATTTCCTAAAGAATCGAACATATCAGACATCTGCCCAGCAAATGTTCCCACAAGTTCAGCACTTTCGGCGGCACTTTCTCCAACTGCTGCCAATTTTTCTGATAAATCTCTATCATCATCAGCATCATTCGAGAACAGGTCTTTGATGTTCTTTGCAAGGGTGGCGAAAGGATTTTTATTCAATCCTTCCTTGTACAAATCATGGATAGCCTTTCTCAACTTCTCAATTTGAGAATATTGCCCGGAAACATCAACACGATTACCCTCCGAGTCATTATACCAAGAAGTATATGAAACTGGCTTACCATCTTTATTCTTAGTTATCTTCGCATTATCAACTATCTGTTGTGCAGTAGTTGAGGCTTGCTGTATCTGACCGTATGATTTATACGTTTGGTCGCCAAAGATTTGTTCCCATACCGGAAGAAGTTCAAGTAATTGCCCTTTCAGCTTTGCCACTTCTTCTTTGTATTCGGTAAACAATGCTTTTTGACCGGGAGACATGCCATCTTCATTGCCAAAGAGTTCTCCACCGTCACCGATAAATCCTCCGGTAAGTGGAGCGTATTTTTCACTCAAATCACGTATCTTTTCTGCAATGGACTTGTATTTATTGATAGCTGTTACTTCTTTCAGCTTCACCTCCAAACTATCTTTTTCAATAGCATCTTTGGCTTCCTTCCATGCTTTAAAGAATTGCTTGTACAATACCCCTTCTTTACCACCAAGAGCTTCAGTTGCTTCTTGTTCTGTGAAAGTAAAAGGAACATAAATGCCTTTTTCTTCCATCTTCTTCTGTATGGAATCCCTTAATTCTTCAGACTTCTTTTCATAATCTGTCATTACACCAAAGGCGAATACAGAAGCATCCTTCTTACTCGCTCCGGCATTAAGAAGCTGTTTGTATAAATCCCATTTCTTTGTTGTATCCGAAACAAACTTCTCAATTTCAGATATAGCCTTTTGGAGAGATTCTTTATCAACTTTCGCTGCCAAATCAATATTGTAAGTATATGCGCTTTCAGTCAAAGAGCGTCTATCCTTAGTCTTGTCACCTGATTCTTTTAGTATCTTCTCAACTTCTTTACGAGCATCTACGGAAATAGATTCTACCGTGGAACCTTTGAACAAGCCCGAAGCAAATAATCCACTTTGTTTTGTACGGAAAAGGGCTTCTGCTTTACCATAGGTATCACTTAACTTCTCGTACATAGACATGAAATCTTTGACTTGCTTAAAGCGTTCCTTCAATGCCTCCAACGCCGGGTCTTTCTTTCCCAAGTCTTTTCCAAAATCATCCTTATCACCTTTATTAAGGAAATTCTCTCGTACAGCTTTATAAAAATCATATACAGCTTGTGCCTCATTTATGGCATCTGTGTTGTTCTTGATACGTTCTGCTGCTTTTACAGCTAACGCAGCCTCCTTCACTTTACTGTCCAAAGCCTCCACTACCTTTTCATCAGAAGTCATGGTTTCAATCTCCTTATCGGTAAACATCTGTATAGGCTTATTCTTTATCATTCCTCCCGGCTTTGTAGCAAGTTCTTCTTGGAATTTCTTTATTTTCCCTGCTAATGTACCATGCAGGATATTATCAGTATATCCGGCAATAACTGGGTCTATTTTATATTCCACAGTCAAGATTTGAGTACCCAACATACGTTCAATCTCCGGTGTCATACCTTTGATTTTCCCAAGCATGTCATTAACTAACATACGGAGAGCTTCGACTTGTGAATTGGAAAGTTCTGAAAATTTCCATCCTTTTGCTTCCAACTGATACCTCACGTTATCAGCATACGTTTTCAAATCAGGAAGGACATCATTATTTAAAATACTTACAGCATGTGCATTTTCATAAGCAAAAGCCGCTAATGCTTTCGAGGCTGATAATGATGATTTATTCAATATAGAAGATACATTCATCCACGCGTTTTTATATACAGTCATTATCCGAATTTGGTCTTCCGGTGATCTTCCATCAATAGCTTTAGCAAACTTAGCATCACCTTTCGCAGCTTCTTGTATAGCATTACTTATCTCTATCCCATATTTCCCAATACCAATTAGTTCTTTCTTGGCATCAGCTAAAGCATCCAAGTAGTCTTCAATGTTTTCAATTAATGAATAATCAAACCAACCATCTGTTGCTTCATTTGCAGTTTCTCCGACTGAACGAATATCATTCAGAATCTTATATGCTTCTTTGGCATCCAGCAAAGCATTACGAAGAAAAATATATCGTTCAGCTAAATCCTCAATAGCATCAGCTTCTTTAAATATGTTGTTTACATCAGGAGTATAATCTTTCAGAACTTCTTTAATTTCTTTGATGGCAGTTATCAAACCATCACCGTTTACTTGTGTAGTATCTATCCCGTTGAACTTCTGAAGTTGCTTTTCCAAGTTCTTATAACCTTCCTGTGCTGTTTGGGAAAGCTCTTCGATACGTTGTTTCATATCTTCAGTCTTCTGTTCCATTTTTTGCCAGCCACTCAAAGCAAGAGCTAATCCGGTAAATATTACTGTATAAGGGTTCCAAACAAGAGACTTCAACGCAAGCCCAACACTTCTTATCCCGGCTCCGAGAGAGTACATCATTACGGTGTAACGGCTCGTACTAAGGGCAGCTTTCATTTCAGCCTTTGTTATACCTAATAACTGGGCAATATGTCCGGCTTGTCCAGATTTCAATTTATTCAATGCCATTAAGCGCAAGGCATATTCTTTAGTAAGCTGCCCACTCGTTACGAGTTCTCTCCATTCGGCAGTTCCCAATGCCTTACTTGACGCGATAACACCTCTCTCTTCCAGTTCTAATGTTCTGTAACTTTGGGAAACAATAAGGTTAGAAGCCGCTTTTTGCTTAGAAGCAAGAGCACTTTTAATAAGTAATGCACTTTCTTCTCCCATCGCCCGATTTAGGGCAAATGTTACCGCTCTCTGACTACCAAATGCAATAACCGCCGCGTAAATTACTGGAACAAGGGATTGCCAGTTTGAGGTCAATTCAGTAAGCATCTCTGCGGTTCCTTTCAAAGTACCGTTTATAGATTCTGCCATGTCAGCCATCATAATGTCGATAGCATCTCCCAAGTTCTTCCATTTCGCGCTTAATGACTCTGAAAGTACTTCCTGCATATTATGGAATTTACCACCATCATCGGTCATTCCCCACAATACATCTTTCACATCTTCAAAAGACACTTTCTTCTTTGAAATCATATCAATGACTTCCCCGGCACTAATTACACGATTTTCGAGCTTACTGAATTTATCTGCCAATGCTTCAACCATCGGGATTCCAGCTTCAGTAAACTGCCGAAGTTCCTGACCGCGAAGGAAAGCCGCACTTCTGACTTGACCGTAAGCCAAAATAATACGCCCCATATCCACGCCGACACCCGCCGAAATATCAGCAAGGCGTTTGGTGGTTTCATATAGTTCATTATAAGGTATGGAGAAGGCTTTTAGCTGTTTGGTATAATCGTTCAATTCCCGGACACCAAAAGGGCTGACAACAGCTAAGTTTTTTATACTGCCAAAAATTTCATGTGCTTTCCCGGCATCATTAAGCATTGCGCTTAATGCAAGTTCTTGTTGCTCAAATTCCCCTCCAATATCAACAAGACCTCTAATGAAACGTTCCAGAGTATATATGGAGTACAGACCAATCATTTGATTTGCCAACTCTCCCGTAATACTAAGTTGGCTTCTCATAGCTCCATTCATATTCAGTGTCGCCGAAGCATGTGCGCGGGCGGCATTGGCACTACGTTCACGAGCAGAGGCTAAACCTAATTCAGCTTTAGCGGCTGCGGCGGCTCTTTGCCGGGCAAGTTCACGCTGGGAATTAATATAGGCTTCAGCTTTAGCTTCCACTGCACGCGCACGAGTCGCGCGTAAGTCACTGGCAGAATAATTGGTATTCAGTCCAGCTTTGCGTAGGGCTTCTTGAACAGCCTGACTTGCAGAAGCCTTATCTATGATTACTCCGACTTTAAATGCTTCGCCTTTTAACGACTCCCGGATACTCTTTGCCAAATCACTTTTCCGGCTTTCAATCCCAATCTTGAATGTTTTGCCATCAAAAGCAGCCTGAACTTTCTTTGAGACATCGCTATGGTCTACGGAAACTCCGACTTTAAATTCCTTTTCAGCCAAAGCCTCACGAGCACTTTTTATCAAATCAGTTTTGCTCACACCTACTTTGAGGTCGAGCTTTACATCTAAATCCTTTAAAATGTCAGCCTTAATCTTTTTTCTTTGTTCGGCTGTCTTATCTCGGAATAAGATGTCAAAATATAAATTTCCGAGGTCTGCCATGTCTTATTTTGTGTTTATAAATCTCCCTAAATTGATTTTCTTTTCCCCATTATCGTATTTTGCCTTCCATTTGCTTGCAGCTTCTTTTATTTTGTTCGCATCAGGATTTGAAAATTCTGATTTTCCTTTCTTTTTGGTTGAATCTTTCTTCAGGAAGGTAAGCGGTTTGTCATTTCCTATAAGTTCCAGTTGTGCAAGTGTCATTACCCAGTTATATCCATACATAGGCTCGCATATCAGCCCGCCAAAAAGAAGAAGTGGTTGCATCATCCATCCACCTTTATCTGATTCCCACCCGGCTCCGTAGAGGGTTCGGGAAGGGAAATAGTCGCTTCCTCCTTCTTCATTATCATTATCGTATCCTTCATTTCGGTCAGCAATGTGATATTCATAAAGAAGTTTTTGGCAGGAACTTTTTTTTTACCAGCAGCGATAATGGGAAACAGTTCATCATCCGTGTACTGTTTAATGTAGAAAAACCAACGCCAAAGTATTGGATATAAGAATTTGATCTTCCAAAAATCATTCAATATGATTAATGCAGCACTCATGCAGCTTACTTTAGCATCATTATCCTTTGCAAGCATAATATGGGTCAATTTTCGCATTGTTCCGGGCTTCATCCAACGCACTGGATATGATTTCTTTCGACCACGCATAGAAACAAGTTCCACGCTGTCACCCAATATTTCATCCAATAATCTCTCACTGTCAAGAGAAGGTTGTTCTAATTTCTTTTTTGCCATGTCAAATTTGTGTTAGTGTTGAAAAAAGAAAAGGGCGGCGGCTCGTTGCGGCTCACCACCCTTTATTGAGTTTTGCGAAAAAAGAGTTCGTTATCCTCCGGGAGCAACAGCTTCCTTCTCTTTAAGAATGTAGATGCTCGCCTTGCTCTTATCATTCATCGGGCTTACAGCCACATTGAAATAAGCAGGTTTACCGCGTTCACTGATAAGGTTAGAGTAACCTTCAATATTGGGCAAATACAAAGCTGTACTACCATCTTCAGAAGTCATAAATAACGCCCCGGTCACTTTCTTTGGTTCAGTATTGTAACCAGCACCTTCATAAGTTTTGCCATTGAATGTAGCTGTCATAGCTGCACTATCGGCAACTTTATTCATAAGAAGTTCGTTGATTTCCCCGGCAACACTGGCAACTTGGAATTGAATATCTGCATCACCAGCCGTAGCCACAGAAGTCCAAATAGCTCCCGTTGTCAATTTGATCTTAGATACATCTGCCGCACCAGTATCAAAGGTTACACCTTCATCCAATACCGGAAGTTCCATATCTGCCCCTTTGATAGCATCAAGAGCTTGATTGGCAGTTTTAATGAAATATACATTTTTCATCTGTGAGAAGAGTTCTTTCAAGTCTTCAAGAGTCTTCGTAATTGTAAATTCAGCCATAATCGTATTATTTTAAAATTTGTGTTATTTTATTGTCATTTTTGCCTGAATAATCAAGCAATGAAAACCTAAACCATCATTACCACCGGGCAATAGCCGTGGACTTATAGCAGAAAACAGTTTATTCGATAGTGGAAACTTATCTATCACGGCTTGTTGCATTGTATCCAATACATCAGTCGCTTCCATACCATTCTTCCGGTTACGGGCAAACACTTCAATTCTACAATAAGTATCCTGATAGGCACGTCTTTCATATATCGTTGAAGGAATGGAAACAACAATGAAGTTCTTCATTTCATCTTCAACGGATTCAGGTCGGTTTGTTACAAAAACATTCCGGCTCACATCTGAAAAGATTTCCGTCAGGCTCTTCAATATGTCTTTCCTATGAAACTTTGTTCTTCCCATTACTTCATTGGTTTTAAGTTGGAGAAGAGAATGTTTTGTGCCTTCTGAAATGTATCAGTTAGCACATTGGCATTATTTCTATTCTCTAAATAAGTTGAATATTCAGTACCCGTACACATTACTATTGCGAAACCATCATTGCAATCCGGCTTATATGACTTTAGAAAATTCAGAGAAAAATCTTCTCCATAATCACCATCTGTTTTCATGGTTCCCCTCAATCCTCGGTTCTTACCGTCATAGTCAGGAGATAAGTAGGCATATTCATCTTCGGTTAGCTTCACTCTGATTGGTTGTGCCATTTCATCCCCACTTGAATAGTAATATGAAAATCTTCCATCTATGTATAATCCACAAGCATAGCTTGTTATCGTGTTTCCGGTAAAACTACTCCATCCACGTTTGCTTTTAACCGCATCATCCACCAATGCTTCACATACTTTTACCAAGTAGTTATAGATAAAGTCTGATACTATCTCTCCGGCTTTCTTCATCCCGGCATCAAGCAATGACTTGTTATCAGTATTATTGCCCATAACATTAGTTTTTTGCAAGATTAAAATAAACCGTGGTTCCCAAGTTTCCGGGATAACAGTCAGCAACCATACATTCAGTAAAAGTTCCACAACGATCTGTGACATCTATTAAAAAACCAGATTTAATCCCTTCGATTATTCCTGGAATACTCAATGCGTAATCGGCTTTAATCACGTTATCCGCTTTGAATGTACGAAGTGACGTATTACCATATTTGCGGCATATTCCTTCATAAAGAACAACTTTCTCACCCTCCGAAAATGAAGTTTCACCTTCCATCCGGTAAATGGTGCATCTGTGCGGAAATCGTGGATTATCAGGTTTCATCTTAGACCAAAGTGTACTATTTTCATTTTACTCTTTCCCGGCATATTTTCTCCCCATTTCTCATACAGTTCTTTTGCCATAGCCCGCAACTCTCGCTTGTCATAAGCTGAAGTTTGCCAACCACCTTCAACATGCTTCCATCCACCATCGCTGTCCTCCGTGTTATTTTGTGTACTGGGAGTAGCTGCACACCATAAATAAAGGTCAGCAGTACAAAGGTCAAGTTGCTTTTCTGTCAGCGAACTTGCCATTGCTCCGGCTGCAATTTTTCGTTTGAAGAGAATGGAATTAAGGGCATTGTCAGCTATTTGATAGCCAACAACACCTCTTAAATATTCTTCAATCGGCATATCAATATGAGAAACCGTATCTTCCATTATTTACTTGCCTTTACAGTCAGGTAATACATTTGTCTCACCACATTCGGCACGCACAATGCTGTAAGCTCACTCGAAATCTTCTGTACCTTGTTGTAGGCATCAAAAGTCTGTGTGATTACGGTACGTCCTTCATCATAGAAAGCAATACGAGCCGCCGGATCATTGATTACGATTGGAGTTACCGCCTTGATCGTACCAATACGAGAGGAAGGAACGAAAACAAATACATTTTCATCGAAGCTCTGCAATGTCGGAGTAGAAACCGTGCGAGTTTTCTTGTCGAACTTCTCTACAACGGAAACACTATCAATAATGGTAATCGGAGCACCAACATACTTCTCTACCAAGACCTTCATTTCATCATCCAGCAAGCTCACGCCAATTTGTACGGCAGCATCAACAGTAGTAACCAACGGATTCTTGATAAATCCGAGAGACTGTCTTACAGCCGGAATCATAATGAACTTGTCCCATGTAATCTTGTTTACTTCAATATGGTCTACCGGAGCATAGCAAGTCTGACGAATATAAGTAACCTTGTTTTTCAGGTCTTCCAATGGTGTGATACCCGTATTCAGAGTACCATCTTTCTTCCACCAAGCAATTTCCCAACGGTTCTTGCCGGGCACATGGAAATCAATGCTGACACCTGTAATACCTTGCGGGTTGTTTTCCGCGATAATATCAAACTGACCTTTAGATACAGCTTGATGGCGTTGGAACTTCAAAGAGTTGTAGTTACCACCGAGCAACATATCAGTGCTTTCAAATAGCAAGTTTTCAACACTTTGTGCCATACGTTCAGAGAATACCCCGAACTGTTGTAATGCTTGCATGTGCAAACGAATTTTTGCTTCGTCAATGTTGAACTCATGCTTCATACGAGGCATCTTGTCACTACCAAGCTCGAATCCTTCTGTATGCTTAACCGGACCGGGAGAATCGAAATCAACATACGTTGCCATCGTATATACACGAGCCGTTGCGGAGATTTGCTTAAACTCAAAATCATCCTGCATATCCGGTTCCCAATCAAATCCGGGCGTTTCAGGCTTATTATACTTTTCAGCAAACATTTCGTCAATGTACTCCTGAAAAGAAATGCCGTTATTTTCAAGCCCACGGGCAATCAAATCATAAAATGCTCTATCTCTAACTTCCATAACTTACGCCTCCTTCTGAAATAAAATGTTAGGAACCAATGCTTTGAAAATATCCGGGATAGGCTGAATACGGTCTGCGTAGACCTTTCCACTCCATACAACCGTACAAGTGACTACTTGCGTACCTTCCTCGATATAAGCATCATTCTTTGTCAGACCTGACATGTTTGTAATAGCCATTTTTTGAGTTGCACCTACGGCAGCAGCTACGGTCAGAATATCTCCTTCAGCGAGAGTATCAGGGTCAGCACTCAAAGTAACAGTAGCTTCGTTTTCGTTAATGACTACCTTCGTAACTTTTACGCCAGTACCCGTTCCATTAAGAGTATCGGGAACCTTCATAAGAATCTGACCTACGGTTGGAGTCGGAAGCCCCATGCCAACGGTCACTTTCAATGTAGTGCCAGTACTACCCTCCAATGCTTCATAAAATTCTAAGCACTTAGAAGTACCTCCGGCTCTATTAAGATACACGGGTGTTCCTGCGGGGATTACATTTCCCACGTCCGGCGTTTTTTCAAATACACCTCCACCATCTACCTTGCTAAATACATCTTTCCAAACCGGAAAGGCACCACCAAACTTTCTTGTCTTACTACCAAAAGTATTACCAATCATTGTTTTGTGTTTTAATGTGTTTGTAATAAATTAATTATCTCATTTTGCAACGGGCAAGTCACCTGATTTTTGGTGACGCTCTTTAAACCTTTTCAGTGTTTCGTTCTTCGTGTTCTGTTGCTGTTGTTGTCCGGTTCTCGGCACTGCACCATTTCCACGGCAAGCACTGAACTCTTTGTCATAAGCCGGAAGAAGAGACTCTACAAGTTCATCTACTGATTTCTTGGAATCCAATTCTCCATGTTTAGCCAGAGTCGTATTCAATACATACTCGTCACTTATGCCTTTAGCTTTCATTCCAGCAACGACTTTCTCACGCAATTCACTTTGGCTCTTTGCTTGGTCTTGTCTGTCAAGACGTTCGCGCAATTCTTTGTTTTCATTCTTAATGCCTTTCAGCAATTCAAGAACTTCATTGTCTTTACCTTCCTGCGGAGTATCGTTAGCTTGTTGCTGATTAGGTTTGTAGCTCTTTTTGAACTCTTCAACCTGTGTAGATACATCGTGACTGAAATTACCATCAAGCGATTTCAAGAAACCCACGTGCTTTTCCCAAAACGCATCATCCGGCTCTGCACCTTCAGTTGGTAAATTTCTACTGACGTAATCAGTCAGCGTTCTTTGTGACAGACTGGTTTTTCCAATTCGTGTCGTAATCTCGGATAAGATTTGTTCTTTTTCCATCGTGCGTTATTTTGTGTTTGTGTATAAAAAAAGAGTCAGACAATGCTTTTTGCATCAATCTGACTCTTTGGTCTTATATCTTTAATTGCGGAAGCAGAAGGATTCAAACCTCCGAAGCCTTTCAGCTTGCCTCTTTAGCAAAGAGGTGGTATCGTTCACTCACCCATACTTCCAAATGTGCGGACTACAATACATCTCTGTGAAACCACCGCACCTTCCTTGTACTTCGGACGTTATTCATTTTGTGTAGCGAGTCAGAGAATCGAACTCTGATTTTCACCGTGAAAAGGTGACGACCTAACCGTTTGTCGAACCCGCCATTTGTTGGGACACAAGGACTCGAACCTTGAATAGCAGAACCAAAATCTGCTGTGTTACCATTACACCATATCTCAATATGCGCGAAGAGAAGGACTCGAACCCCCGACAATCAGGTTTGGAATCTGACGTTCTTCCAACTGAACTATCTCCGCTTCATTGCGCCCGGTGATAGAATCGAACTACCGACCTTTACATTAACAGTGTATTGCTCTACCTATTGAGCTAACCGGACAATATACCTATACTCACCTGACCTGCGATACCCCATTATGGCGTACCTGTGGGAATCGAACCACACCGTATAGGTTTTCATCAGTCATACTCGCATTTGCAACTACGAAGTAATTGTTTGTACTGGTGTTCTCGACCACTAAACTATTCACCGTCACGCCGATGAGAGGGATTTGAAATTCAATATATCGACCCAATGCGCCCCCGTCTCCTGTACAATACTGAATGGTGGAAAGAGATGAAATCGAATCACCTTAACCGGATTTTCAGTCCGGCGCATACACCGCGTCTGCCATCTTTCCGTGCCCCGTTTTTTCCGAACGGGAAACGTCTCCTTTTTTTCATCCCCCGGCGGTAGAGTAACCGCACCTCCGTTTGATTGTAGCGGGAGTTGGATTTGAACCAACGACCTTTGGGATATGACCCCAACGAGCTACCTGACTGCTCCATCCCGCAATGTTTCCTGAATATCTTCTTTACCTATCAAATCAACACTAATGTATTTCTTGCATCTTCGGCATTTTATTCGTAACATGACTACTCCATCAACGTACTTAACGTCAGTGAGTTTTTGTCCACATATCGGACAAATCACTAACTTATGGTATTCAACCACTTGCCGAGAGTCTTCTTTTGCATCAATTTTAATCATCTGTTATCCTTATTCGCTGCAAACATAATATATATTTTCTATATTTCAATGCAAATAATAGATTATTTTCATCTTAAAATTAGAAAATTCATATTTTTATATATACTTTTGCCTCATTATTAATTAAATAGTGAGCTTTCAAAGCCTACATGATAGAGAAATTTATCATGTGGGCTTTTTATTTATGGAAGAAATAGCTGAATATAGTGGTGTCACGACAACGGACGGAAAGAAGATTCTTACTTATGAATTTATCGAAACGTTAAGGGAGGCAGATAAGAAAATGCCTAACCCGCAAAAGATCATTGCCCAACGTGGAGGACAAGAAAAATTCCTTTCCACGATGGCGGACATTGTTATATATGGTGGAAAACGTGGTGGTGCCAAATCATTCTCCTTGTTGCTTGAAGCTCAACATGACATACAAAGCAAATATTTCAACTCCATAATCTTCCGTAACGAGATTAACGACCTTACCGACCTTATCACTACTTCCTATCAAATTTATGATGATTTCGGCAAGTATAACAAGTCTAAAGGAGATATGACATGGAACTTCAACTGGGGAGGATGGTTGGAATTTAATTATTACTCTGATAGCATTGAGGATTTCAAGAAACGTTTTCAGGGAAGACAGTTCTCTTATATAGGAGTAGACGAAATTACACACATGGATTATCCGAAGTTCAAGTATCTTATTACTTGTAACCGTAATGCTCACTTTATCCGTAATCGTTTTTTCGGCACATGTAATCCTGACCCGGATAGCTGGGTAGCCACATTCATTAATTGGTGGATAGATTCAGATGGTTTCCCTATCCCGGAACGTGATGGCGTTGTACGTTATTGCTTCATGGACGGAGATAGCATTGAAGGTATCTATTGGGGAGATACCCGTGAAGAAGTATATCAGCAATGTAAACATATCATTGACCGTCTTTGGAAGCCTGAATATGAAGCATTGGGCAGTCCACAAGAGCTATTCATTAAATCAGTGACCTTCATAGAAGGTAAATTGGAAGAAAACATGCAGCTTCTCCGTTCTGACCCGAACTATCTTGCCAACCTTGCCAATCAGTCCGAAGAACAGCGTGCTCGTGACCTCGAAGGTAACTGGAAATTCCGTACAGCCGGAACCGGGCTTGTCACTCTCGAACACATGAGAAGTTTCTTTGAAAATGCTCTCCAAGTAGAATCGGGAACTCGATACATAACATGTGACCCGGCATTTACAGGTGGAGACAACTGTGTGTTTTGGATATGGGAAGGCTGGAACATTATAGGTATTCACGTTTGCAAGAAAGATAGCAAAAAGACTATTGAAACCGCGAAATTCCTGCTCGAACAATACAAAGTTTTAGAAGAAAACTTCGCCTACGACCTTAATGGTCTTGGACAAATATTTGTCGGTTTCTTCCCTAAGGCATTGAAGTTCAATAATATAGAATGTCCTTCCGATGGTTCGCATACAATGTTTGACTATCTAAAGTCAGAAGTAGCATATAAATTTATTGACAGATTTACCCGTGGTGGAGTTAGTATATTACCTGACTTACTGAAACGTAAATACTCCGGTAAAGGATTCAAAGATGTTCCTCTTTCACAGGTTCTTATCAATGAAAGACAAGCAATGCGGCAAGATGAAAATGCGGCTGACAAATATTGGAAACTTATAGCCAAGTCTGAAATGAAAAAAATAGTCGGTCACTCTCCTGACTTTTGGGAAAGCATGATGACAAGAGAAATATTCGAGATAAAAAAGAAACGCAAACACTTTAAAGGAATAGGATTGTTATGATTAAAAATGAAGTTCTTACCAAGAAGCCGTTTACAAGAGTTACGCCAACAGGCTATCTTAATGGCAAAACTACAAGTGATTTATCAATCGCTTCGTATTATAATAACAAGTTAGAATATCAGATTTTATCCCAAGCGGATTTTATCAGAGAGTTTTATCCGTCCGGTCACAAAATAAATTCCCCGGCATTTTATCCTAATCGCATCAAATTTGAGGAAGACGAAAAAGGGAACAAACGTTTCTTTGAAGAGAAGGTTATGCGTGTCGCTTTCCCTTTCCAGATGATTATTACCATTCAGCAACTTGTTCACCTCTGCGGAAATGATATTCACCATGAACTCACAGCCGCACAGGTTAATGATAAATTGAAAGAATCATTCCTTGAATTTCAAAAAGGGTGGCTGGATAAAAACATGGAGATTACGTTCTACGAATTTGCAAAGAGCGTGAAGATCACCGGAGACGGAGCGGTTGTATTCTATATGGATAAAGGAGAAGTGGGAACCAAAGTTCTTTCATTCTTCGATGGAGATATATTATATCCACATACAAACTCCATTACCGGGAAAATGGAATATTTTGCCCGGCAATACAGCGACTATGATTCCGAAGGCAAAGAACTTGTTTCATGGGTAGAATTATGGGATAGCAAATACCTCTACCGCTATCGGCAGACGAAAGCTGGATTAAAAGGGGCAGTAAACAAGCTAAAAGAGATATTCGGAATAGATGGATATGAATTAGAAAGCAAAGAACTTCATCAGTTTGAAGAATGTCCGGTAGTATATCTTCGTGATAAGCATGGTGCGTGCTGGTCTTTCTCACAAAGCAATATAGATGATTTCGAGCTTGCAGTATCACACCTTTGTCAAAACAATATGGCTTATGCTTTTCCCATTATGTTACTTAAAGGTGAAGATGTTGAAATCAAAGGTGACATGTACGGTGCGGTAAAAGCTATAACAATGGGAAAAGAAGATGATGCTGGATTTATGAACAGACCGGAATCCTCACAATCATTCGAGTTACAGTTCAATACTCTTCTGAAGATGATCTTCATGGGAAGTTTTACAGTAATGCCTCCCGAAGTCAAATCAGGTGATTTACCGGGTGTAGCAATCAAGTTGATATATTCACCTTCTTTGGAGAAAGCTATGATAGACTGCAAAGAGTTTGATTCTTCTATTGATACGATGAAGCGATTGTTTATTTTCGGTTATGGTATTGAAAGAAAAATGAGCACACCATTTGCCAATATGAAAGTTTTATCATGGGCAGAGCCGTATGTGCATCAGAACGCCGCAGAGCTTATCAGCAACCTTGTACAAGCGGTTGGCGGTGGTTTCTTGTCCAAAGAAAGCGCATCTGAACTTAGTGGGTACGGCAGAAATAATGAATGGGATAGAATCATGCGTGAAAAGAAGGAAGAACAGTCGGCAGACCTGCTTTATCAGTTGAAATCACAGCAACAAACAGCTAAAATAAGCGAAGAAAACAAAGATGAAACAACCAACGAATAAGGAAATAGAGGAAGCTAAAGATTATCTCCGGCAAAGGCTTAATGCAGAACTTTCTATGGAGAATAATCTACTTGCAATTATGTATCAAGCTGCAAAGGAAATAGTCGCTGTATCCTACAAATACAATATTCCCCCAAGTCTATTTAGCTTCTCTTATAACAAAGAGTTGCAGCAAGAAGTGGAAGCTATTATAACTAATCTTCGTGAGCTTATTGAGGATTATACAGAAACGCTTGCCGTGGCAAACCATACGGATGAAGAAGAGCATATCATAGCTTTTATCAACCGAGATAGTCATGGGAAAACTCTTGTTGATCGTATTAACGCATACACTACCCAATTCAAGAAAGAACTGGAAGTAGTCATAGCATCCGGCATATTACTCAATGTTGCGGAAGGAGAATTGTTGTCTTCCATTAAAGAAAGTCGGAAGAGTCCTTTGTTCAATCAGCACATAATACAAGCTACATCAAAAGGATTCCCGGTAATATCAAGATTGAAAGTCCCGGAAACATACGGTGTTGGGCGCACAAACAGTTCTTTTACTGCACTCAATAATCTAACAAACTTCGCCATAGCCGAGGGCTGGATGGATTACTTTGCCATGATAGCGCAAAAGAATGGAGCGATAGGTTTCATGTCTTTTAGAGGAAGTAGTTATCCGTGTCAGCAATGTGATGATGAAACGACTTACTTCCATATCTTTAATAACGGCGACCCGGTGCCGCCATACCACGCGCATTGCTGCTGTTATATAGTACCGATATACGAAATAGATATTTAAAAACTCAATATTATGTTTGGAATCAAAATTATCACTACTAAAAAATGGAATCAGCTTGCATCTGAATGTAGCAAGTTGGCAATTACCAACGTCGAGCTTTCAAAACAAAATGCTCTTCAGGCTAAAACAATCATGGAACTTACCGGAGAAGTCCGGGTGCTCAATTCTAAAATCCTTTTGGAAGAAAGTATAAACGATGATTTACAAAAGAGAATAAATCAAAAATATCCCAAGAAGCCTACAAATAAAAGGCTGAAAAGGTAAGTACCCATGACTCTATTGACTACATTTGCAATGTAGAAGTTTGCTTATCAACCAAGTGTTGAAAAAGTTAAGCCTTCCTCTGATTTGGTTAGGCGAAGGCGGAATTTTTTGATGTATAAGTACATTAGAATCAGAGCGCGAAGTACAAGAATACTTTTGCGCTCTGCGTTTATATATATGAGTCCACTTGAAAAAGTACAAATTACATTTCACGGTCTGATAAACTTTGCAACTGTAATTTATCCGCATGTTTTACGACCTTATATACTGTATTATCAAGTTCTGTGGACTTTTCATTTTGAACCGCCGTGCAATTAATTACAAATTTATTATCTTGCAACCAATATTCTTCCGCCTTTTGAGGAGAACCCATTTTTGAGTAAATATAAGAGGAATATTCCTCAATACTATCAAAATTGTAAACTCTCATATTTATGTTAACGATAAATGGGTTGGCTTTATCTTCACAGAAACATGCAAAATTACAATTATCAGCTTCGCCTTGTTCTGAACTTTTTGCAATGAAATAAATTGGAAATTCAGACATTTCTTTAGGATATAAATACTCCACCATAAATTGCCCCCCAGACACTTCATAATCAATCTCATCTTTAGAACGCATACTCTTCATGATGATGCTTTTTTTCTTCCCTCCAAATCGAATCATTATATTTTTAGCACTAATTTTGCCTCCATTAAGAAGCTGCAACTTGAATATATACCCATAATCATTTCTTTTACGGATAATATCAATATCGTAAGTTTCTTGATTCTTTAATTCAAATCCCCCTAAACGAAAAACTAAATCATCATGATATTTGATTTTATCATCATTTTGTTTCTCTCTTTTCATTACTTCTAATTCCGTTCTTGCATCTCTACACTGTACGCAAGCGATAATAGCAGTAATTATTGCTATTATTAGACTTATCGTTTGTACAGTAAATAACTTGTGCAATATAGATTTAATTTTGCCATACTTTGTTTTATTACAGTCCTCTAAAGCTTTGTTTTCCAAACGAACTCTTTTCTTTGAAGTGTTACCACTAAGTTTTACCGGTTTACCTTTTTTACTTTTCATAGTATGTATATTAAATTAACCGCCACTAATATACATATTGTTTCTAAATAAAACAATGGAACAAAAGAAAATTTTATCTATAATTTAGGGTATACGGTTTATTGTCAAATAACGGTTAGATAATATAATTTTTAGTTTCTATATGGGAATGCAATATATTATATTCATTCCCATAATTGTTCATATTATTACCTAAACAGCACAGCTACTTCTTTACATTTTTATATATCTTTACTTTGTTTTCTCAACTCATGTTCAATCTCCTTAGATGTTTTCTCATGTTCCAAAATAGCTTTATCTTCTTCTTCCGAAATTTGTTTCCGGCGAGAAAGTAATCTTTCATTCATCTTGGTATAAGCCTCGAAGAAGTCTTTCATAAATTCAGCATCAGGAGTACAGTTCGCCATAAGAAAGTTTACCTTAATCCATGTTTCCATATACTCACTGAAATCTTTGTTGTTTGCCAGTAGGCGAATCCGCTCAAACATTTCGTTATCATCCCGGAACCGCATTGTCCAAAAGCCGGATATAGCCTTAATGCTGATCCAATCATGTTCGTTACTACTATCTCTTGTAATAGTGAAATTGCCAAATTGCAATGGTACCTTTTTACTCATACCTAAAATTGTTTGTGATTTATAAATTTTTCGTCATTACTCGTTCGTAAGCTCCATCGTTAATCCTCTTATATGTACCGATAGATTGTGGCTTTCCATTCAGCATTACAGTTACAGTAATGGATGAAGTTTTGGAATTATCTACAATAGCTTCATGTGCATCTTTAAGAGATAGAAACGTAGGGTGAATAGAAGTGAATCTTTGCCACCAATGTTTCTTACATAACACGTCATACAGTTCAATCTTCCGGTTGGAAGTAGATTCAAATAGCCTTGTGATACAAAGCATATACTTAGTGTTCTTTGCCATTTTGTTGTTTGGTTATACAGTTACAATTTCAAATTCATCAGCATGTTTCTTACCGATCCAATCCCGTTTCTGATTTTCAGTAGCGGTTTCATAAATTCTTCCTCGCTTAGACAAATGTCTTTTCTTGAAAATACCATCTTCTCCCAGCTTATCATAATCTCTTCTCGAAGGAGATAAGCCTTTTGCCCGGCAGAAGAATAATCCAGTTTCTTTATGTCTGAATTTTACAGCCATATTATTACTTCTTATCCGCTACCATTGCAATAGCAAACGCAGAAAAAGCCAATTTAATTTGCTGTGCCTCTTCACCCATTTCATCTACATTGATAGCAATTTCTCCGGCTGTTAGCTTACTCCATAGTTCATCGGTCAATTTCTCTCCCATCATAAAGCAAAAAGCCTGAAACACATCTTTGTCTAATTCCATAGACACTTTTACCTTCTTTTCTTCCATTGTCATTTTTCCTTTCCAAATATTTTAAGTTCATGTAATCTCGCCTCAACCAAATCAAGATCAAACTCCGCTCTCCGTCCATTCTTTGTATAGCATCCCTCCAACAGCTCTTGCCGCATCCATGCTGCGACCGCCCTGTAACCGACACCCAGACATGAACCAAGACCTTCAAACGTATAAGCATAGCGTTTACCATCCATATAAATAGGCTTCGAGTAATCTTGCTTCAGTTTCTTACTTTGCTCTGCCTCACGCTCATACCGGAACTTCTCTGTAAGAGCTTTGCCATATAGCCCATATACCTGACCGTCCGGCGTGCGTTTCTTCCGGTATCCGGCTTCAGACAATATCCTTCCAAACCGGGTAACATTCTCTTCGGTAATGCTATTCTCTTTACACCACTTCCGGTATCTTTTATATAGAATTGTAGAAGGCATCCATTTAGGTTCAACGTCGGAAACATCTTCATACGTCCGAAGATAGTTCATTTGAAACATGAACTTCATAACAGTGCTACTTTCAGCCTGATATTCGTCCATGACCTTATCCAGCTTCTTATTCTCTGATAGCTTGTATCCATTGGCAATAAACCTATCTCGACCTTCCAGTATCCAGTTGAATATCGCACTATATTCGCGTTCGAGATCACGAGCAAGACTTTTACGTTGTCTCGCTATCGGTATCTCGATTTCAAAAGGAAGAATACAGATACGCCGCTTCATTCCATAACTCCAATCTTTCAAATACGGCATTTGATTGGCATTTGCCATAAGCAAGGGAATATCATAAGCGGTGAAATTATCTCCATACATAGGACGCGCTTCAGTAGGTTCACCAGATATAAGGCTTTTAAGAACGTCACTATCCCGCCCAATTTCCAAAGCCTGTATCTCCGAACAATAGTTGAGGCGTTTACCGTTTATATATGCAATATTCTTCTTGCGCTCTGTTCCGGTTATTAGCGCACCAATACCAAAGTTACTCACATTGTCCCTACCCAGTATTCCCATAATAGTTTCAAAGACAACACTCTTTCCGTTTGAACCGGAACCACGGAGGACAAGCATGGTTTCTATCTTTGCAGTACGTCTATCAATAAAGATACTGCCTAAGAACTCCTGGAATACATGCTGCCATCCCTCGTCCGGTAACACTTCATCAATGAACTGTTTCCATAGAAAGATATGTTCGTCAGGATTGTAGTCGTAAGGAACACTTGTAACCTGTACCCATTGTCTTCCGAACTTATGTGTAGTTCGATCATTCATATTCAACACACAGTTATTGAACACTACAATAGCACTATCTGGACGCAAAGACTTTCCTGAAACAACACGCTTACAGACCTTTATCACTCCTTCTACGCGGGAATAGTCGCCATTTGGCAAAGCACACTTACGCATCAGGTCATAAATAAGGCTACCGAAGTCGTCAGGTGACATTGGCTCATAAACCTTACCGGAAAAATAATGTGGAAGACCGTTGAACATGCTGATTGAAGAACGGATAATTGCATTACGAAGTAAATCTTGCACAGCATCTACACGCATAGCACTTTTGGAAAGAGATAACGCAGAACTTAAATCCTGTTCATCCATCAGTCCAAAAACCTCTGTCAGTAGTTTCTTATACTTTATTTTGTCCATTTCAATGGTTTTTACCCGTTCTTCGCATTGTTTATCGCACAAAAATAGAGTATTTTCTATTATAATCAAACTTAAATCGTTATATTTTCTATTTTTGAGGTGAAAATACATATATTCAGCACTAAATTTCGACTCAAAAAAGTGTCTTTTTCGATAAAAAGCAAGAAGGTTATCAGGGAATACTAAATAACGGATAATCAATAAAATAAGCAATAGTCATTCACATTTGTAATATCATTTATGTGTAAGCGTCTCCGCGATTCTATCTTGTCGCCCTTTTTTCATTCTTATATTTTTGCTATGTATAAAAATGAAGCATTATGGATTTA